GACCGGCGTAAGGCGGCGCGGGGAGAGTAAGCTGATGAGCAGGAAACTCCGCTATGGTTTATCGGCTGCCGTTCTGGCGCTGATTGGTGCAGGGGCGTCTGCGCCTGAAATCCTCGACCAGTTTCTGGATGAAAAAGAAGGCAACCACACCACGGCATACCGTGATGGCGCGGGTATCTGGACCATCTGCCGTGGAGCCACCCGGGTGGATGGTAAGCCTGTTATTCCTGGCATGAAGTTGACGAAGGAAAAATGCGACCAGGTTAACGCCATTGAACGTGATAAGGCGCTGGCATGGGTGGAGAAAAACATCAAAGTGCCACTGACCGAACCCCAGAAAGCGGGTATTGCGTCATTCTGCCCGTATAACATTGGCCCAGGTAAGTGTTTCCCGTCGACGTTTTATAAACGAATTAATGCAGGCGATCGCAGGGGTGCATGCGAGGCGATTCGCTGGTGGATTAAAGACGGTGGCAGAGACTGCCGTATCCGCTCAAATAACTGTTATGGTCAGGTATCCCGTCGCGACCAGGAGAGTGCGCTGGCGTGCTGGGGAATCGACAGATAAGCAGAATATTTTGCTGAAAAATGACGTTGGCCAACGCGGGCGGATAACACGAAATCCTGCGAACTGGCAAAACCTAAGTGAATAAAGTCAGGAACATTGTTTCACGCTGAGGCACCGTAATGGTGTCTTTGTCATTTCTGCGCTTCGCACAAGCGTAAATAAACCAAAGAACCTTTCAGGATGAGCCCTGGTGGATAACCGGCTGGTCTGGTTAACCCTCTTTGGGCTGGTTATTCCTGTGCGCAGGGTTCATCACTAAAAGGAAATAACCGATGAATATGATGACCGTGCCGTTTCACGGCGATTCTCTTTATGTGGTTAACCATAATGGCGAACCGTATGTTCCAATGAAACCCATTGTTGAGGGGATGGGGCTGGCTTGGGCTCCACAATTTACTAAGTTAAAACAACGATTTGCCAAAGGCGTTACGGAAATCATAATACCTTCTGCTGGTGGTGAGCAAACAATGACTTGTCTTGCTCTGCGTAAGCTGGCTGCCTGGCTTCAGACCATCAACTCAAACAAAGTTAAACCTGAAATCCGCGACAAGGTAATCCAGTATCAGGAAGAGTGCGACGATGTTCTCTATGAATACTGGACGAAGGGGGTTGTCGTTAATCCCCGTCGAATGAGTGTGATGGAAGAACTCAATCAGGCTTGCGCTGACATGAAACGGGATAAAAACATTGCCAGTGTGTTTGCTACCGGGCTGAATGAGTGGAAACAGGTTAAAGCCGCGCATGTATCAAAAATCCGCACATTGATAAACGAAGCGAATCTGCTGATTGATTTTGTCCTAGCTGATACAGGCAAAGGGAAAATAACAAAGGCGGATTGATGGAGTAGTGGCTAATGATATCGGATAAACTCATAACGCTGGCGAAGATCCTCTGTGTAATCGTCGGCATTTCATTTTTAGTCATGCTGGTTGCCATTTTCTTTTCCACCGCCTGGCGAGTCCTGACGTTATCGGGACTGGTGGGGTGAAAGAGAGATGAACCGTGTTCTGTGTGTGGTGATTATTGTCCTGGCGGTTGGCTGTGGTGCGCTGTGGCTGGCAACAAACCATTACCGTGACAACGCGCTCACCTACAAAGCGCAGCGAGATAAAAAAGTCAGAGAGCTGGAGCTGGCAAACGCAACCATTACTGATATGCAGGTGCGCCAGCGTGATGTTGCTGCGCTTGATGCTAAATACTCGAGGGAATTAGCCGATGCGAGAGCTGAAAATGAAACTCTGCGTGCTGATGTTGCCGCTGGTCGTAAGCGCCTGCGGCTCAACGCCACCTGCCCCGGTACCGTGCGTGAAGCCACCGGCACCTCCGGCGTGGGCAATGATGCCAGCGTCGAACTCTCTCCAGTTGCTGGACGAAACGTTCTCGGTATCAGAGACGGAATCATCAGCGACCAGGCAGCACTGAGAACGCTTCAGGAATATATCCGCACTCAGTGCTTGAATTAACAGAGCCAGCATGATCGCTGGCTTTTTCATATCTGAATTTCACCGCGCACCGCAGCGCATGATAACCACCGAACCTGCCCCTTTGGAATGAGCCTTTGAGGATACCAGTTAGTGCTGGCGAGCCTCGGTGGGCTGGTTTCCTATGCGGCAAAGGTTCATTTCAAAGAACAGGTATACGACATGAAATCATTAACCCTCTTCAATCAGCCAATCCGTGTCGCTGAAGATGGCATGATCTGCCTCACTGATATGTGGAAAGCCAGTGGTAAAAGTGAATCTGAATCTCCATACCACTACCTGAGAAACAAGCAGACCAAAGAGTTCTTAGCCGAGCTGGAGAAAAACCACGAATCTGTGGTTTTTACTGAGCGCGGTGTACACGGTGGAACATATGGCGGGAAGTTTGTTGCTTATGATTATGCAGCATGGCTAAACCCCGGATTTAAATATGCAGCCTATAAAGTCCTGGATGACTACTTCACCGGAGAACTTCAGCATCGCAACAGCTTAAGTGCGCAGCTCAATATGAAGTGCCATGAGTTTGATCAGAAAAAAGATATGGCGAGCTTCTGTGGACAAGGGCTCGCGGCATGGCGCTATACGAAGCCAGTGTTGGTCGCTGAGATTAACTCCTTGGCTAACCAGCTGCAGATTACGATCCCCGGGCTTCCGGGATGAGTGATCGTGTCATTGAATGCGCCTCCAGAGCGGGGCGCGACTTCTCAGAGTTCATGAAAGGCGAGAAGGGCATGATGGAAGCATTGGCCTCGGTGGATGAGTTTGGCGAGCAGCTGCGCCTCAACGGCTGTGTCAATCATCACTTTGTCAGCTACATGATGCGGAACTCGATCATGCAGGCATTCATGGACATGGCAAAAGCCGAGAGGAAAGAAGAGCGCCGGCGTAAGCGAGCGGAAGCAAAAGCGAAGTAGTTATTACAAAAGCCATTCCCTACAGAGTGGCTTTGATAATGGCTTATACCCTACACGGGATAACTTAACTGATATCCCTTTTAACGGATAAAGGCATTTCAGCCTGACATAGCCATGCGCCGCATCGTCGCCGTATTCCCGCATTAACAGAGACCGCAGCCACCTTATCTGCGTGAGTGTGCGGGGATAATCAAAAACGATGCACACCGGGTTTTCTCATTTTTCACGAGATGGGAGCGATTTCCCGCGAAGCCGCCTGTCCGGTGCGGTGGTGGAAGAAACCGGATAAAACAACCGCATTGTGCAAATATCGATCAAATATGGTGCTGCTGTGTGAAATCTGAAAAATCACAGCGGTCATTATGCATCAGTTTTTAACACAGGACGTCAGAACGTGACATGGCAAAGCTGGACTGGAAAAAGCTGGAGCAGGCATTCCGACGCGAACATGCCGAAACGGGAATAACATTACTGGACTGGTGCCGGAAGAGAAAGATTAATTACAACACCGCCAGAACCCGTATAAAAATGGGCAAAATCGATCATGAAATTGATCATAAAACCGATCATGAAATCGATCATGACATCTCAGATGAAGAACCCTGCAATGACGCGGGTTCCGGCGATGAAAAATGCGCAAAAAACTCTGAAAAAAACTGCGCAAATTCGGCAGAAACGAAACGGATTCGTGGTTCCCGACTTTTACCACCTTCAAACGCTTTTTCTCAGCGAAACACCCACGCTGTAAGACACCGTGGATACGCGAAGTATCTTGAGGCAGATAACCTCATGGATGATGCGTCCGATATGGTGCTGTTCGATGAACTGGTGTTCACCCGGGCCCGCGCACTTTCAGTAACTAAGGCACTTAAAGGGATGTTCGCCGACCTGGAAGAGGCAACTGACGTGGAAACCCGTGTTGCTCTTTACGACAAAATACTCAAAGCTGAACAGGCCCTTGACCGGAATATTGCCCGTATCGAGTCAATTGAACGCTCATTGCTGACGCTGGACGTCCTGGCTGAGACAGCACCAAAACTTCGTGCTGACCGGGAAAGAATCAACGCCGCCAGAGATAAACTCAGAGCTGAAACCGATATTCTGACCAGCCAGCGTCGGGGCGTTGTTACGCCTGTCAGTGACATCGTGTCATCGCTGCATGAAATGAGTAATTCGGGGAGACTGGATGACATTCCGGAAGAATGAACCGCGATGTGATGAGCCGTCAGAAATGACCGAGGCTGAACAACGTCTGTTCATCATGACTAAACTGAGCAATCCCTGGTGGCGGCTCAATCATCTCTACAAAATACAGAACGAAAAAGGTGAACTGGTCACCTTCAGAATGCGACCGGCGCAGCGCCAGTTGTTCCGGAGCATGCACAATAAAAATATTATCCTGAAAGCGCGCCAGCTGGGATTTTCCACAGCCATTGATATTTATCTTCTCGACCAGGCATTATTCATTCCGCATCTCAAATGCGGGATCGTCGCTCAGGATAAACAGGCTGCCAGTGAAATTTTCCGCACAAAAATTGCTGTACCGTTTGATCATCTCCCTGACTGGCTGAGAGCCTCATTCACCATCGTTGAACGTCGTAGCGGTGCCAGCGGTGGCTATATCCTGTTTGGTCACGGCTCGAGTATCCAGGTGGCAACCTCATTCCGTTCAGGTACGGTGCAGCGCCTGCATATCTCAGAGCACGGCAAAATTTGCGCGAAATATCCGGCTAAGGCGAAAGAACTGCGAACCGGTACGCTTAATGCCGTCTCTGATGAATGCATTATTTTTGATGAGTCCACAGCTGAAGGCGTGGGTGGTGATTTTTACGAGATGAGTAACCGAGCACAGGAGATCACAGCATCAGGCTTATCGTTGACGGCACAGGATTATAAATTCCATTTTTACGCCTGGTGGCAGGATCCTAAATACAGCGCCCGAGTGCCGGAAAGCGGGCTGAAGCTGTCACGGGAAAAAATGACGTATTTTTCTGCGGTTGAGAAGGCAATGAACATCACGCTTACTGATGAACAGAAGCAGTGGTACATCAATAAGGAAACTGAACAGCGTGAGGAAATGAAGCAGGAGTTTCCCTCAACGCCACAGGAGGCGTTTCTGACGTCCGGACGACGTGTGTTCAGTGCCGAAAGTACGTTGCAGGCAGAATCATTCTGTTCGCCACCGCTGATTGTTTATGACATTGAACCTGTTACAGGAAGGAAGACTAAAGCGCAGTCTCTGCGTGACGGGAATAAAGCCGAACAGCACCGGACGCTGATGAATTATCTGCTGGTCTGGGAGCTACCGGATCCAGATGAAGAGTATGTCTGCGGAGCGGATATTGCTGAGGGGCTTGAGCACGGGGACCGCTCATCGCTGGATATCATCAGATGCAGTAATGGTGAGCAGGTGGCCCACTGGTTTGGTCATCTTGATGCGGAGCTTTTTGCTCATCTCATTGCGCAGGTCTGTCGTATGTACAACAACGCGTTTGTGGGGCCGGAGCGTAACAATCACGGACATGCCGTTATTCTGAAACTCAGGGAGCTCTATCCGACGCGTTATATCTACAACGAACAGCACCTTGATCAGGCATATGATGACGATACGCCCCGCCTTGGCTGGCTGACAACCCGTCAGAGCAAACCTGTTCTTACCGAAGGAATGAAAACGCTCCTGAATAATGGAATATCAGGGATCCGCTGGTCAGGCACATTATCGGAAATGAACACCTACGTTTATGACGCGAAAGGCTCCATGAATGCACAGGAAGGCTGTTTTGATGATCAACTCATGAGCTACATGATTGCCCAGGAGATGCGCGCCAGAATGCCTGTGAGGGTAAAACAGAAAACGGATAAACGCAGAACTACACACTGGATGGCTCACTGATGAAAAATGAAACTAACACCATGGCGACGAAAAACGACAATGGAGCCACGCCGCGTTTTTCTCAGCGCCAGTTACAGGCGCTTTGTTCTGATATTGACAGCCAGCCTAAATGGCGTGATGCCGCAAACAAGGCCTGTGCGTATTACGATGGCGATCAGTTGCCACCGGAAGTTCTTCAGGTTCTGAAAGATCGCGGTCAGCCGATGACTATCCATAACCTCATCGCGCCTACCGTCGATGGCGTTCTGGGAATGGAGGCCAAAACACGGACTGATCTGGTGGTGATGTCAGACGAGCCAGATGATGAAACTGAAAAACTGGCTGAAGCTATTAATGCTGAATTTGCCGATGCATGCCGCCTTGGCAATATGAATAAAGCCCGCTCTGATGCCTATGCGGAACAAATCAAGGCGGGCCTCAGTTGGGTGGAGGTCAGGCGCAACAGCGATCCGTTCGGACCTGAATTCAGGGTATCCACAGTCAGCAGAAATGAGGTTTTCTGGGACTGGCTCAGCCGGGAATCCGACCTGAGTGACTGCCGGTGGCTGATGCGTCGCCGCTGGATGGATACCGATGAGGCAAAAGCCACGTTCCCGGGAATGGCTCAGGTTATCGATTATGCTATTGATGACTGGCGTGGTTTTGTCGATACCACGATTACTGAAGGCCAGCCCAGTCCGTTGATGAGTGCATGGGAAGAGTATCAGTCATGGGATCGCAGGGAGAATGAATGGCTTCAGCGTGAACGCCGTCGTGTGCTGCTTCAGGTGGTTTATTACCGTACATTCGAGCGTCTTCCGGTGATTGAACTCAGTAATGGACGGGTGGTGGCTTTTGATAAAAATAATCTGATGCAGGCGGTGGCTGTGGCATCCGGGCGGGTTCAGGTGAAAGTCGGGCGGGTAAGTCGTATTCGTGAAGCCTGGTTTGTGGGCCCACACTTTATTGTGGATCGCCCCTGTAGTGCACCGCAGGGGATGTTTCCGCTGGTTCCTTTCTGGGGATACCGAAAGGATAAAACCGGGGAGCCATACGGGTTAATTTCCCGCGCCATTCCGGCACAGGATGAGGTGAATTTTCGTCGTATCAAGCTGACCTGGCTGCTTCAGGCCAAACGCGTGATTATGGACGAGGATGCCACCCAGTTGTCAGACAGCGACCTGATGGAGCAGATCGAACGTCCGGATGGCATTATTAAACTGAATCCGGCCCGAAAAAATCAGAAAAGTGTCGCAGATGTTTTTCGGGTTGAGCAGGATTTTCAGGTTGCCAGCCAGCAGTTTCAGGTCATGCAGGAATCGGAAAAACTTATCCAGGATACCATGGGAGTGTATTCTGCATTTCTCGGGCAGGATTCAGGTGCGACGTCAGGCGTGGCTATCAGTAACCTGGTGGAGCAGGGGGCCACAACCCTTGCGGAAATCAACGATAACTACCAGTTTGCCTGCCAGCAGGTGGGAAGACTGTTGCTGGCTTATCTTCTCGATGACCTGAAAAAACGCCGTAATCATGCAGTGGTGATTAATCGCGATGATCGCCAGCGTCGCCAGACCATTGTCCTCAATGCTGAAGGTGATAATGGTGAACTGACCAATGATATTTCAAGGTTAAATACACATATTGCGCTGGCGCCTGTTCAGCAGACACCGGCGTTTAAGGCACAGCTTGCACAGAGAATGTCAGAGGTTATTCAGGGGCTGCCGCCTCAGGTGCAGGCTGTTGTGCTCGACCTGTGGGTTAATCTTCTGGATGTGCCGCAGAAACAGGAGTTTGTTGAGCGTATTCGTGCTGCGCTGGGGACGCCAAAATCACCGGATGAAATGACGCCGGAAGAACAGGAAGTAGCGGCACAACAACAGGCACTTCAGCAACAACAGGCAGAACTCCAGATGCGCGAGATGGCTGGCAGAGTGGCAAAACTGGAAGCTGACGCCGCCAGGGCACATGCAGCTGCACAACGGGATAATGCCAGTGCACAGCGGGAAGTCGCCCTGACACAGGGGCAGCGTTATGTGGATGCGCTTAACCAGGCACATACGGCAGAAATCATTACCGGCGTACAGAATATGGAACAGGAGCAGGACGTTCTTCAGCAACAGATGCTGTATACGTTACAACAGCGGATGAATGAAATGTCGCTCTGAAAACTCTGGCTTCAACTGAACCCCGTCATCGTACGGGGTTTTTTGTTTCCGGAGGTAAGCGTTCCGGGAGCGGTGCGCTTATTCGCGGGGGCAGCGATAAGCCTTATTTACTCAACCATTCGGATCTGTCCGATAAACAGACCATGCGGAGTTATTTATGGATTTTGAATTTACGGGTGAAGAAACCCCGGAACAACTGGAAAAAATGCTGGAAGGACTTGGGGATGTGGATATTGACAGTCACGCACAGGACGTCGTGACGGAAGATACCACGGAAAAACATGCGGATGAGGAAGCACAGACTCAGACGGGCGATAACAATGTGGCACCGACGCCGGATGCCAGTGTGGAGCAGACGCAGGACGTGAAGGAGCCGGAAGCGAAGGGGGTGCTCACCCGCGACGGTAAACACGTCATTCCCTATGAAGTCCTTGAGGCTGAACGTTCCGGTAAGCAACGGGCCGAACAGGAAGCCGCACTTCTTCGTGGGCAGATAGCTGAAGAAAAACGCAGGGTGGAACTGCTGACGTCTCAGATCCACCAGGCCGGTATGAAGCCCACACCGTTACCGGAAAACGAAAAAATTTCTGATGAGCAGATTGCCCGTATCAGGGAGATGTATCCGGAAATTGGTGACGCGGTGGCTTCGCTCATCCGTAAAAATAACTATCTCCAGTCCCGTGTTCAGCAATCAACACAGCAGGCAGAAGGTAATGGTGGTGAGGATTTATCACCGGTTCTTGATGCGATGAATGCCGTGCCGGTGCTGAAAACGTGGCAGGAGTCCGATCCGGATCGCTTCTCGGTTGCTGTATCCATCGACGGGAAGCTCCAGAATGACCCCGCATGGAAAGACAAAACGCTCACTGAACGTTTCGCTGAAGTGGCCCGTCGTACGCAGGTTGCTTTCGGTGAAGTCAGTGAGTCGTCTGCTGACAACCAGGCAGACAAAACGGATATCCGGAAAACGGCGGAAGAGAAAGTGAAGACCGCTGAACGGGAGCAGGCAGTACCAGCTTCCCCGTCAGATTTAGGCACCACGGCCTCCGTCGGAACCGGTGATAATTTTGAACGGTTACTTGGCGCTTCGCATTCAGAGGCAGAGGCGATTATGCGCGGTATGACGAATGCTGAAATAGACGCACTTCTGGAGAAGCTCGGGTAACTTACTGAAGGAGTACTGAAGTAATGACGACTGTAACATCAGCCCAGGCGAATAAGCTGTATCAGGTGGCGCTTTTTACTGCTGCCAACCGCAACCGCTCGATGGTTAATATCCTTACTGAACAGCAGGAAGCGCCAAAAGCGGTTTCGCCGGACAAGAAAAGCACGAAGCAGACCAGCGCAGGTGCGCCGGTTGTCCGTATCACAGACCTTAACAAACAGGCCGGTGATGAAGTGACCTTCAGCATCATGCACAAACTCTCAAAACGTCCGACGATGGGAGATGAGCGTGTTGAAGGTCGTGGTGAGGATCTCAGCCATGCTGACTTCTCCCTGAAAATCAATCAGGGACGTCACCTGGTGGATGCAGGCGGACGTATGAGTCAGCAGCGCACGAAGTTTAACCTGGCATCCTCTGCCAGAACGCTTCTGGGGACGTACTTTAATGACCTGCAGGACCAGTGTGCGATAGTGCATCTTGCGGGAGCTCGTGGTGATTTTGTTGCTGACGACACCATTCTGCCGACAGCGGAGCACCCTGAATTCAAAAAAATCATGATCAACGATGTACTGCCTCCGACACATGACCGTCACTTTTTTGGCGGTGATGCGACAAGCTTTGAGCAGATTGAAGCGGCAGATATTTTTTCTATTGGCCTGGTGGACAATCTCTCCCTGTTCATTGACGAAATGGCGCATCCGTTACAGCCGGTTCGTCTGTCCGGTGATGAACTTCACGGAGAAGATCCATATTACGTCCTGTACGTCACGCCGCGTCAGTGGAATGACTGGTACACCTCGACGTCCGGTAAGGACTGGAACCAGATGATGGTTCGTGCCGTGAACCGTGCAAAAGGTTTTAATCATCCGCTGTTCAAAGGTGAATGTGCGATGTGGCGCAATATCCTGGTTCGTAAGTATGCGGGTATGCCGATCCGTTTCTATCAGGGGTCAAAGGTTCTGGTATCAGAGAATAACCTGACGGCAACCACGAAAGAGGTCGCTGCTGCAACCAATATTGACCGCGCCATGTTACTGGGGGCTCAGGCGCTGGCAAATGCTTACGGTCAGAAGGCGGGCGGTCACTTCAACATGGTTGAGAAGAAAACGGATATGGATAACCGTACTGAGATAGCAATAAGCTGGATCAACGGTCTGAAAAAAATCCGTTTCCCCGAGAAGAGCGGCAAGATGCAGGATCACGGCGTGATTGCCGTTGATACAGCAGTGAAGCTCTGATTTTTTCCTTTCCCCATGCCGGGTTTTCGCCCGGCTTTTTCAGGAGTCATTAATTATGGCAAAGACTATCCTTGCCCCGTCACTGAGTGAACGGGTCTATACGGGTACGCACGGTAATGAGTCGGTGGCAGAAGGCGTATTTACGGTGAATGCTGCGGAAGCGGACAGTGTTATTCATCTTCTCTCACTGCCAGTGGGCATCCGTATCAACTCACTCCAGCTGGTTTCAACGGGTGGTCTGGGTACTGCAACCGTCAGCATTAGTCCGGTGAGCATGTTCTCATCGATAACAGCGAAGCTGTTTCTGCAAAATTTGCCAGATATGTGCCAGTGGAGCCGTACACCACACAGCGTGACGGGGAGCTGGTTACTGTCACCATTAAGACTGCCGCTGCAACCGGCACCCTGAATGTTCTGCTGCGTTATACCGTGGTGGGATACTGATTAAAACCTTCCGGCCCGCGTCATGCGGGCTTTTTATCCGGGGAATTATATGACTGAGAAAATTGCCGTTGTCTATATCGGCCCAAAACCCGTGAAAAAGGACACCATTACCGGAAGTCGCACGCTGTTCCCACGTCTTGAGCCGGTGCATGTTGACAGTGCGATGGCCTGGCAACTGCTGGGGTTTCCGGATGTCTGGGTTCGTCATGAAGAGCTTGATGATGTTCTGAAAAAGCAACAACAGAATGAGCAGTTGCGGCAGGCACAGCAGGCGCAGGAAAGAGTGCTTGCTGCGCGGGCAGAAGCGGAGAACAGTTTTGTTGTTTCTGTTAACGGGCAGGAGGTGGATTTAAGTAAGCTCACCTCAGCACGGCTGGCGACGCTGTGTGAGGCAGAAGAGCTGGATATTCACAAAGACCCGAAAGAAACGGCTGAGGCATTCCGTATCCGGGTGCGTGAGGCATTTCGCCGTCGTGTTGCGGAGACTGAACAGCATGGCGGAACTGAGTGATTTTTTACCGTATGTCCGTCGTCATATCAGCGGTCCACTGAACATTATGATGACGGATGCTCTGTCAATGGCTGCTGTGGCATTCAGCCGCCAGTCGTTGGTGTGCCGTCGGGAGGTTACTGTTGTACCAGTAGCAGGAAAAGAAATCGTGCTTCCGTATGACAAAGATGATGAGGAGTGCGTTCATATCATCCGTATCTCTGACGATAATCATGAGCTTTTTGTCGGTCGGGATGTGGATATCAGCTCCGGACGCTCCCTGCGATTTGCCTGTTCTCCCGGTGAGGTGAGCGTGCTTTATGCCGTCGCTCCGAAAGCCGGACGCAGCCAGATACCGGATGAACTCCTCACATGGCCTGAAGAAGTGGCTGCGGGGGCACTTGAGCGGTTGTTCATGCAGACTGGTGTTTCATGGTCAGATCCGTTACGCGCACAGTATTTTTCTGTGCAGTTTTCTGAGGGGATCCGTCGGGCATATCGTCATACACTGGCGACAAGCCCGTACTCTTCATACCGCAACCCTGTACGCAGGCAGAGGTTTTACTGATGACGACGATTACAGAAATCATCGGACGTGTGAATACACAACTGGTTGACCCGATGATGGTTCGCTGGCCCCTGCAGGAATTGTGCGATTATTACAATGATGCTGTGAGGGCAGTGATTCTGGCGAGACCGGATGCTGGCGCAAGCCTGGAAACAATCAGTTGTGTTCCTGGCGCCCGTCAGGTTTTGCCCGATGGTGTAATACAACTTCTTGACGTGATATGCCTCAGTGACGGTAGTGCAGTCAGACCATTATCCCGGGAGGTGCTGGATGCGCAGTATCCTGAGTGGCCCACAATGAAGGGCATTCCTGAATGTTTTATCAGCAACGACCTGTCCCCGCGCGTATTCTGGCTGTTTCCTGTCCCTGACAAAGAGATAAGTATTGATGCAGTGGTAAGCCGGATACCGGAGGCAGTGTATGTTCTGACGCAGGACGATGATACGCCAGTTCCACTGGAAGAGGCTTATGTTAACCCACTGGTGGACTGGATGTTGTTTCGTGCTTTCAGTAAGGATGCTGCCGGTGGTGCAGAATCGGGGCTGGCTGCGCAGCATTATCAGAGTTTTGTTGAGCAACTTGGGATCAAACAGGGGGCAGACAGTGCATTGTCTGCCCGTAAAAAAGTGTTTAACGGAGGTGGAGTGTGAGTGTTGTTGTTTCGGGGACGCTGAAATCTCCTGATGGTGAGGCGATATCAGGAGCAAATATTACCCTGACGGCGCTGACAGTTTCACCGGATGCGCTCAGCGGCACCAGTGCGTCGGCAGTGACCCGTGAAGGTGGATATTACGGAATGACGATGGATCCGGGGGAGTATGCGGTTTCGGTGACGGTGAAAGGGAAGACTGCTGTCTACGGACGTGTGCGTATTGAGGGGACCGAAAGTACGGTGACGCTCAATATGCTGTTACGCCGCAGTCTTGTTGAGGTGAGCATACCCGGAGAGCTGCTGACAGATTTCCGGCAGATACAGAATAATGTGGCTGATGACCTTGCTACTATTCGTCGCCTGAATGAAGACACGGCGACAAAAAACACTCAGGCCACACAGTCAAAAGAAAGTGCAGCAGCCAGTGCGAAGAGTGCATCTGACAGTGCAAAGACGGCAACCAGCAGGGCGGCTGAAGCCGGACAAAAAGCGACTGATGCCACTGAGGCCGCGACCCGTGCAATCACAGCAGCGGGGAATGCAGAGGAAAGCTCGACCCGTGCCGGAGAGTCTGAAAAAGCCGCCGGAGCTGATGCAGAAAAAGCCAGACAGCATGCTGAAAAGGCCAGGCTGGCGCAGGAGAGCGCCGGAGAGATCCTTAAGCGGGCAGAGGCTGCCACTGTCAGTGCTGAAGAGGCCAGACGTATGGCTGAGAATGCACGGGGGCCCCGGGGGCCTCAGGGAGAAACTGGTCCGAAGGGGGATGTCGGTCCTAAAGGCGAAACAGGTCCAGTGGGCCCTCAAGGGCCCGCAGGGCCGAAAGGTGAGCGTGGTGACGTTGGTGCTCAGGGGGCTGTAGGGCCCGCTGGTCCGCGTGGTGAGAAGGGCGAACAGGGGGAGCGAGGACCGCAGGGAATACCAGGCCTGAAGGGGGATACCGGAGAGCGGGGGCCTAAAGGGGACCAGGGGGATATGGGGCCAAAAGGCGAGAAAGGTGATCCGGGAGGTCCTGCAGGCCCGCAAGGTCCTAAAGGTGAACGAGGAGAAGCCGGACCACAGGGTCCGATGGGAGCACGAGGTGAGCGTGGGGAGACTGGCCCCCGAGGTGAACCTGGTCCTGCAGGTCCGAGAGGCGAACGAGGAGAGACCGGACCTCAGGGACCTCGTGGAGAGCCAGGTCCGGCAGGCAGCGCTGCAAATGTGGCTGATGCGACGACGGCACAGAAGGGAATTGTGCAGTTAAGCAGCGCAACGGACAGTGATGATGAAACGAAGGCAGCCACCCCGAAAGCGGTGAAAGCGGCAATGGACAAAGCGGACGGATGCCTGGAGAAAGCGAAAAACGGTGACGATATCCCGGATAAGGTGAAGTTTCTGAACACCGTGGGAGCAGCCAGAGTATACGGGCGGGACATTCATACGGGGGCCGGTGAATGGACCACGAGTGAGTTTGTGGCCTGGCTGAAAGAAAAGGGGGCATTTGACCAGCCTTACTGGATGATGAAGGCATCACTGCATGCGGAATTTAATAAGGTCATCACGGATGTCGGACCGGGAAAACTCAATCTGGGAGGCTGCGCCATTGAGGTGATGGGGACGTATAACGCAGCCATAGTCCGGGTCACCATCGGCGAATACGGTGGCGATGGTTTTCTGAACGGCACGGTCTGTACCTGTACAGTTTACGGAGACACACAACGTTTTCACTGGCGGGTGGATTACAGCACAAAAAACAAACCGGATACGGTCAGCCAGCGGGATGCCAGCACGACGCAGAAAGGTGTGGTGCAGTTAAGCAGTGATACTGACAGTAATGACGAAACAAAGGCAGCCACGCCGAAGGCCGTGAAGGCGGCAATGGATGTGGCAAATGAAGCGAAAACAAAGGCAGAAGAGGCTGCAGCAGGAGGTGGTGTTCCCGGTCCGAAAGGAGAGAAAGGGGACACGGGGCCAGCAGGTCCTGCAGGACCGCAGGGACCTAAAGGGGATACGGGAGCTGCAGGCCCGGCAGGCGCACAGGGACCAAAAGGTGACAAAGGCGATCCGGGGGTGGCTGGACCAGCAGGTCCGGCAGGTGCGCCGGGGCCGAAAGGCGATAAAGGTGATCCGGGAGTAGCAGGTCCAGCAGGTCCGGAAGGGCCGCAGGGACCGAAGGGAGACACTGGAGCCCCCGGGCAAGGAACAGAACTGCTTACTACTGCCAATACATGGACTCAGGCACAAACTTTTAATGGTGGTATTAATGGAAATTTGACGGTAAACGGAAACGGATCATTTAACGATGTTCAGATCCGCTCGGATAAACGCAACAAGCGAAATCTGGTAAAACTGGATAATGCGTTAGATCGTCTGGAGGCACTTACTGGTTATCTTTACGAGATACAGTACTCTGCCGACGGTTGGCAAACGTCGGTTGGTTTAATTGCTCAGGATGCACAAAAAGCCTTGCCTGAACTGGTAACTGAAGACGCAGACGTTATATCTGGTGAAAAACGTTTGCGTCTTAACTACAACGGCATAATTGCATTGTTAGTCGAAGGCTTTAAAACACTTCGTCATGAGATTAAAGAACTCCGGGAGAAGTAAACGACAGCTGTTGTAGTTTCTGGTTTCTACTGAATTTAAATTGTGGGGATGATACTCACCTCACGAATTTCAGAAGGATATATGAAATGGGGATAACATCGGGATGGGTAGGTTCTTCGGCTAAGAGCGAAACAGGTGAGCAATGGATGGGGGCTGCTGGCACTAAACTAGGATTGGATAAACCTTTTATGATGAGTCAAATGGTGGGGCGAGCTATGGGTTGTAAAATAGAAACCGCTTACTATAAATGGAACTCTTCGGATCAAGTTGAAAACTGGGGGGCGGTTGGAGCTGATTGGCCATTAGAAGAAAAAAGCAAAGGGACAATTACAAACGCTGAAAACTGTGGTTCTGGGAGACTGGTGGGGGCTGTCGTTACACTTTCTCACTTTTTGACGAACTCTACACCGACAGCTGCTGTTTATTTATCCGGTGGTAAAGCAGGTAACATCACCGTAAACGTAGGTGGTGCTACACAAACCATGATTTATCAGGGCGTTGTTAGTGGGTTCCAGTATTACTGGTCAGGTTCTGTTAGTTCCGCTTTCGTGGAGGCAATGAAAAAGACGGGAGTAACCCAGGATCTAAAAATTAGTTAAATGGTAAATGAATAATTTTAAAAACTTCACGTTCTACATACCGGAGACGCCGGATATATAGGATATTGTTTTAAGTTGCCAGAGAAATTTTTCCGGACGGATGCTGATAATAATGATGTAATTTTTCAAGATTTCTGGAAATCTGTATTCTGCACAGGCGCAATTGTATGCCGCCTTTAAAACTTCAATTCAGTGACTCACCTGCCATTCAAATTTTCGGATACCAGACAACCATGCCTTATATCGATATAACAACTATGCGCGGGATGATGCCAGGCGTTATTGCATCTATGCTGCCAGATCATTCTGCTGTACTGGCAGAAAACTGTCATTTTCGCTATGGAGTGATCACGCCTGAACACCAGATGTCAGAGGCTGAGAAAACATTCGCGATTAAGCCGAAAACCATTTTTCATTACCGTGACGATTTCTGGTTTGCATGGACGGATGTGGTGGATGTGATCCGCAGTCCGGTCGCTCAGGACTCCCACGGGCGTATTTACTACACTGACGGGCGTTTTCCTAAAGTGACGGATGCGACCATTGCCACAAAAGGGGACGGGAATCACCCGACATCATCGTATCGTCTGGGGATCCCCGCGCCGACGACAGCACCTGTCTGTACTGTTCAGCAGGGCGGTGATGTTTCTGACGATAACCCGAATGATGACGAAACCCGGTTTTATACGGAAACCTTTGTCTCAGATTATGGTGAAGAAGGTCCGCCAGGTCCGGCGTCTCTGGAGGTAACACTCCGTACTCCGGGGACTGCGGTACAGCTGACGCTGTCTCCGGTGCCATTGCAGAATGCCAGTATTAAACGCCGCCGGATTTATCGCTCTGCATCAGGTGGAGGAGAAGCGGATTTTTTACTTGTGGCTGAACTGGATGCATCCGTGCTCAGTTACACGGACAAAATACCGGGGAAAAACCTTGGACCTTCTCTGGCGACATGGGATTACCTGCCGCCGCCAGAGAATATGACAGGCCTTTGCCTGATGGCTAATGGTATTGCCGCCGGGTTTGCCGGTAATGAAGTGATGTTTTCGGAAGCGTATCTGCCGTATGCATGGCCGGAAGTGAATCGTCACACGACGGCAGAAGATATTGTGGCTATCTGTCCGCTGGGAACGTCACTGGTGGTGGCGACAAAGGGGGAGCCCTATCTGTTCAGTGGGGTATCGCCTTCCACAATTTCTGGCTCCAGAATTCCTTCCATGCAGGCATGCCTGAGCCGAAGAAGTATGGTGGCGATGGAGGGATTCGTACTCTATGCTGGGACAAACGGTCTGGTATCTGTTGATGTAAACGGTAATACAGCACTGGCAACGGAAAAGATTATTTCACCTGAACAGTGGCAGAGTCAGTTTAACCCGGCGTCCATTGTGGCTTATTCCTGGCGTGGTGAGTACATTGCCTGTTACACGAAACCGGATGGTAAGCAGGATGTGTTTGTATTCAGTCCGGTGAACATGGATATCCGTTATCTCAGTACACCGTTTGACTGCGCATGGGTTGATCTCGCGAAAGATATGATGCGCGTGGTGACAGGAGACAAAATGTCAGTGCTTGCCGGGAGCTCTCTGCCCTCCACGATAAGGTGGCATTCAAAAATTTTTTCATTACCTGAAAGAACCTCTTTTTCCTGTATCAGGGTGAAATCTCCGGCGCCTGAGCGGGTGGGGATCACCATTATGGCTGATGATGTTCCTGTGATTCATTTTGCGCCGGGTACGTTTAAGGGAAGTGTGGTGAGACTTCCGGCAGCAACCGGGCAAAACTGGCAGGTGATGGTATCCGGATTCGGGCAGGTGGAACGAATAACCCTGAGTACATCGATGTCGGAGATGCCGGTATGACCAGAAAACCGTGGCGTGCGGGGAAGGATTTATCCACAGTTGTGGAGAACATGGAAATTGGCACCGGGCAGCGTGGTGACGGACGCCACGCATTTGTGACCCGTGAGGAACTGGTTGGTCTTAAACTCGCCCGGCGTCGAACATCGGGTGGTGCCTCATATGCACTGAATCCGGGTATTGAGATTGACAGTACTTTAATGACTGTTGATTTTCCCACAAAACCGCTGAATTTTAAGGCGACAGGAGGATTTGGCTCGGTTCTTCTTGAATGGGATATGCCTAATTATCGCGGACATTCACTGACTGAAATCTGGCGGGGTACGGAGGATGACCTTGCTGATGCAGTGCTGGTTGCCACGACGCCGGGGCAGGTTTACGGCGATCCGGTTGACCCTGGCTGGTCGGGATTTTACTGGATACGTTTTGTTAACGCGGCAGGAGTGAAAGGTCCATGGAATGCTGAAAAAGGCACTCAGGCACAAACACAGATCGGCGTGAAGGCCATCATTGACCAGATCCGCGATGAGGCTGCAAAGTCGCCGGTTGTGTCCGAGCTGCGTAAAGAAATAAAAAACGCGCAGGGGCAGGCTGTAAAGGATGCTGCAATTAAGACAACCGAAGTTGTGGGGACTCTCAGGGAAGAAACGACAAGAACGATTGGTGGTATTGAAACCCGCATTAGCACACTGGATTCATCAACCAGTGAATCGCTTAATGAGGTCGACAAGCGCATCACTAAACTGGATAAAGAAGGCGGTGAGGCGTTTCTGGCAATGTGGTCAAAAAAAGCGGGAGTTGATGGTATCACTGCGGGGATCGGGATTGTCGCCGGAAAAGACAGTGAAGGTAGGCCTGTAAGTCAGGTTGCAATTTCTGCGTCGCAGTTGTTTGTCTTTGACCCGAACAACCCGGATAACACCGCCTATCCGTTTGCGGTATCAGGTGGCAAGGTTGTGATCCCGAAAGCGATGATTTATGACGCGGTGATTGAAACACTGGTGTCGCGGAAGGTTGTGGCGGATGAGGTAAAAGCCGGGGTAAGTATCACTTCGCCAGTTATCCGGAGTGCCGTTATTCAGAACGGAAACTTTCAGGTTGATTCTCAGGGTAACCTGAATATTGGAGGCCTTTTCAGTGTTACGTCACAAGGGCAACTGACAATTCGTTACTCTAATCAGAATGTAGGACTGGTGATCCGCAATGATAAAATTGAGGTTTATGATCAGAATGGACGACTGGCTGTTCGCATAGGCAGATTACGCTGATCAGGAGGTGAGTATTGGAATACGGTTTTGCCATTTATAACAGAAATAACGTTAATGTTACGGGCGTGCTGACTCCGGTATTTTTCCTGGACAGATTTACAGCGGAGTCTGGCTCAAAGACGTACACGAATAAACCCGACGGGAAATCATTGCAGGCTGTATGTTGTTTATTTCCCTGGAATAACGTATTTGCGGATCGGAAAGTACCGAAGATAACCATTAATGGCAATACGGTGACGTGGTCGAATCTTGAGCAGGGTATGGGATCTTATATTTATACATTCTGGGGATAAGTGTCATGTATGGTTTGAGCATTATGAAGCCGGATGGCAGCGTATGGATAAGTCCAGGTTTTACGCCGCAGTGTCTGATCAACAAAGGCACCATACCGGCGACTGAAAAGTCTTTTTTTAAAACATCAATCCCGTCAGGCAAAAGTTGTTTTTTCTTTATCAGAACAGAGAAGAAGGCCGATGTCATGTACACGCATGAACAGATTGATGGATATCATGCACTAAGGCTTCATGTAATTGTCAGGGGAACGAACCCTGGTGTTACGACGGTTTATGCTTTCGCGAATATGGTTACTCCACCTTCTGAGTATGGTATCGCCATGTATAACCCGGACGGTGAGATGATTTATCATGGCGAAATGATGCTGCTTGACGCGAAGTTAATACCTGTTGATATCAAATTTGAAAAGGACCTTGGATATCCATGCGCAATCATGCCTGCACTGGTCGGGTATTATAACTGGAAAAGAACTCCTTATGATCGACCGATTTATACCACATCCACTGGTGCTACAGGAAATAAAATATATTCCTGTGAGCATTATTCCGGCGGTGCAACATGGGATATTCGAAAGCCGTATATAGATAAGGTCCTGGTTATTAATACATCAGTATATGATTAGTTGAAGCGAGTCTTTAATATTCATTTAAAATGTCTAAAAAGATGTATTATTAAAAAGTTTAGCGTGTTATCTGAATACAGGATATCTTAAATGAAGAGTATAGCAACACTGGTTGTGTGTGCAATCTCCGGGATTGCCTGTGTAAATTTATCTGCACATGCAGCAGAAGGAAACCATACAATTTCTCTGGGGTATGCGCACTTTCAGTTTCCGGGACTGAAGGATTTTGTAAAGGATGCGACTGCTCATAACAGGGAGACTTTCAGTCATTTCGTCAACAGAAACTACTTTTCTTCATTGGGCGAATATACAGATGGTCGGGTCAGTGGATATGAAGGCAAGGATAAAAATCCACAGGGCATTAATATCAGGTATCGCTACGAGATAACGGATGATTTTGGCGTTATCACCTCTTTTACATGGACGCGTTCTCTCACTAACTCACAGACATTTATTGATGTGCAGTCAGCCGATCATACCAGGAAGATTAAGAATCCGGCAGCTTCTGCCAGAACGGATATCAGGGCGAATTACTGGAGTCTGTTAGCGGGGCCTTCATGGCGGGTTAATCAGTACATGAGCTTATATGCGATGGCAGGGATGGGCGTTGCTAAAGTTAGCGCTGACCTGAAAATTAAGGACAATATTAACAGTAGTGGCGGATTTTCTGAAAGCAACAGCACGAAAAAAAACTCCCTTGCGTGGGCTGCAGGTGCACAGTTTAACCTGAATGAGAGTGTTACACTGGATGTGGCTTACGAAGGTTCCGGCTCTGGCGACTGGCGCACGAGTGGAATTACTGCTGGCATTGGCCTGAAATTCTAACCTGTATCCGGTAACCGTTTACTACCCGCTGTGATGGCGGGTTTTTTATTGCCCGTACAGGGCAAAAACCGTAAATTATGCGTGGGTGCCTTTCGGCTGATGGCTGGAGGGTGAACCTGAAGGCCTGATGTGGAAAGGCCCCGAGTCAACTTAACGTTAACCCGAGGCCCTAACACTTTGTACCTTGACAAGTAGAAGGTTAGCGCCTCTCCACTCAGGAGGCAAGCGCTATGTCGCAAAAATCGCTTATCACCGTCACAATTTGTATGACGGTTATCTTCACTATCTGGATGTTGCACGGTTCGCTGTGTGAGTTCCGGCTGAATTTGTGGGGAGCGGAGTTTGCGGCGTTCTTACAGTGTAAGCAGTAGGAAAACCGCGACGGGGACGAAAGTCCCCGTCAACTGGTTGCTGAGGTTCAGCCGATATGGCACCCGTTTCAGGTGAGAGAATGAACGATAAAATTCTCCGGTATATGCAGCGTGTGGTGAGAAATTCCCGCAACCCTGAATTTATGAATGAAGTTAAAGACGCCTGCCTTAAAAAGCAGGCGTTTTGTTTTGAGGCACCTGATGGCTTTCTGGTGCTGCGTTCTGTGCTCAGTGCTGATGGTATCCCTTATGTTCTGGTGTTGCTGGGCGTGTGTACGGGGAGTAACAGCGTTGAGCGTTATCTGCCGGAGGTGAAGACATTAACCCGTCTGGCTGGCGGACGTTGGGCTGAATTTCATACGGCAAGGCGGGGATTTATCCGGCTGGGAAAACGTCTGGGCTTTGAGCGAATGCCGGATGATGAGGATGGCTTCATGGTGTTCAGGATAGCGGTCTGACTGCCACAGTTTTCATCATCGTGTTTAAACCAACATTGCAATTCACATTCTGACCCTGCTCCGGCAGGGTTTTTTTATTATCCAGGGGGCCATTATGGGTGGAAGTAAAGGTGGTGGTGATACCAAAGTAAAACCAACAGCAGCGCAAATAGCACAGGAAGAAGTGGCCTGGAAAGGGTGGCAGGATTACAAAAATATCCTCCGCCCGGCTGAAGATAACTTCATGGAAAAGGTCGATGACCTGAACAGTGAGCAGCAGTACGACAATATCGCTGGCACCACAAATCTGGGGTATCAGAAACAGTTTGGCGAAGCACGGAAGGAGCTGGCGGGTAATCTTGCTCAGTCCGGTGTTGACCCGTCCAGTGGTCGCTTTAACGCGGTAATGAATGCGAACCAGAGTGATCAGGTAACCGGGCAGATTGACACAACCACACGGGGGCAGGTATCGCAGGCAGATAAGTATGTTGCCGGGCTACAGGATGTTGCAGCTCTCGGTTCAGGTCAGAAGGCGGATGCGTTACAGAGTTTTAACTCGCTGGCAGACAGCAGTCTGGCAAAAGCTAAATCGGACGCACAGGCTGCGTTTACGAAACAGCAGGGGCGAGCCTCTCTTGTTGGCGCTGGTTTGGGTGCGGTAGGTGCATATGCGATGCATAAGGCTGGTGGTAGCGGAGGAAGTGGCGGTGCTAAAACACCGGGCACCGGCGCTAATGCCATTCAGCATCAGGCTCAGAACTGGAGACTGTGATTATGGAGTACGGTAAATACGAAACACTTGCGAGATACGGTTATACCGGAGCTGCCCGTCCACAGGGTGACTGGCAGACGTCAGCAGCGCTGACACGCCAACAATACGACGACTGGCGAACCAGATATTTGCCCCGCGTGGCAAGGCTGGCTGACCTTGGCGAGAACAACAGCCTGATGAATGCACAGCTTGCCCGGGTGGGCGGCCTTGCCACTTCCAGTCTCCGTACAGCGCAGATGGCGCAGGATAACCAGATGGCGAGATACGGGGTAAGCCGCCCGGATAATCCCGACAGTAATACGCTGGGGTTACGTAATGCCCTGGCAATTGCTGGCGCGAAAAATGGTATCCGTGAAGCCGAACAGGATCGCCAGATGAACATACTGACGGGGGCTTCTGCACCGGCAAGACAGAAACTGAGTGTTGGCGGACAACTGGTGGCAGCGTAAGGAGGAAATATGGGGTACGGCTTACTGGATATTGCGAATCAGTCACGGCGTGAGGCATTACAGGGAATAAGTGACGCAGACCGACGACGTGAAGAAATTGAGGCTGCGAACAAACAGATGGCGGCGCAACAGAAAGCGCAGAACAAGCAGAATATCGGTACGGGCATTGGTACGGGGGCGGCTATTGGCGCATCCGTTGGTGGTCCTGTTGGTGCTGTTGCTGGAGCAGAAATTGGCGGCATTGCTGGTTCTTTGTTTTAAGGAGTGGTGAATGAGCGGATTTGCACAGGGGTTACTTGCCGGATTCAGCACGGTTGACCAGGCAATGACCCGTCGTAAGGAGCTTGGTCTGCGTGAAGCACAGCTTGCCCGGCAACAGAAAAATAACGAGCGCGATTTTGAGTTTGCGCAGTCTCAGTTTGAACATAATAAAAACGTTGATCAGCGGAACTTTGATTACAGAGCCAAAGTTGACGACCGTAATTATGCACTGAAGGAAAGGGAGTTTAACGCTAACCAGAATTACCGGAATGCGTCGCTGGGTATGGAGCAGCAGCGACTCCGGATGCAGAAATACAACCAGCGACGGCTTGAGTATAACGATATGCTGGCGCGCGATCAGCCTGTGATGGCGGCGCTTGGAAAGGCTGTGGATGCTGGCGATCGGGATGCAGCAATGCGTCTTTACGGCCAGTTGTCAGAGGGTAATCCGCTGAGGCTGATGGCGAATGATGGCTATGTAGCGAAAGCGGGTCAGGCCGTGAACAACCTGCAAAAAATCTTTGATGACAAGCCAGACAGGGCTATCGCTTCACTTAATACGCCGGAGAATCTTGATGTCCTTTCCGGGGGGTTTGGCCCGGAACTGCAACAGCGTATTGGCATGCCCGATTCAACCGGGAAAAAGACGATAAAAGAGGCCAGGATTGGCAGTATAGTACCGGCACAGCAGGAAGGGTACATACTTATCGGCCTTGATCTCACATACAGTGATGGCTCTACAGCACATAAACCTGTAACAGAATACGGCAGTGCGCACCCTGATGATCAAACCGTGCTGGCGATACCCGTTGATAAGGCTATCGCTCAGGTCAGGGATCGCAGCAAATTTGCAGAGATATCGAAAAATTATGGTTATTTTATGCCGAAGCAGCAGGGACTTTCTCTGAAAGAGCTTCAGAAGGGGGCCAGCAACGTCGCGGCGGACGCGATCAAGAATGGCGGTAATGCACAGGCTGCGGTGGATGAATATTATGCTGCGACTGGTTCACAACCGCATCAACAGAAAATTCAGCAACAAAAACTTCAGCAACAGGTTATCAACTGGGCGGGAGATGATCCTGATAAGCTGTCATTTGCCAGAAATGTAGCGGCCCGTCAGCCTGAAATGCTGGAGCCTCAGAATCAGAAATTGCTGGAGAACGGGTATGCGAATTTTCTCCGTATTCAAAAGGCCAGGGGGGAACAGGCCAGAGATGAAAGTGCTTCATCTGCATCTCAGTTTATCCGTGGACTGAAACAGAATTACGCCCAGTAATTCACGATATTCCATTAATACCATTTCCTGATGCCCGGCCATTGTGCCGGGTTTTTTTATGGAGTCTGTATGGCCTATTCAGAGGAACAGCGTCCTGAGGCGCAACTCGGTAACCAGAATCGTAACAGCCTGAACATTCAGCAACCCGGCGAAACTGACAGCTATGAAGCATTTTTCTCTGATCCGAATCGCTGGAAGGATAACAGTACGTCGTTCAGCCTGGGCGATGTATTGCCAACAATGGGTAAAGGTTTCGCCCAGTCCGTCCGGGGAACAGGGGAAATGGCCCGTGGACTCGGTGATGCGATGATTCAGAGCCCGGTAAAAACAGGGGCGCGTATTTTAAATGAGTTCAGCCGTATGGGGCTGCCGGGTGTCGCAACTGTGCAGGATATTTTTGCCGGTGGCAGCAGGGGGGCTGATGAGGTCATCGATACCCTGCCTGATGGCAAAAACGCGGTTACTGATACTGTCGGTAAAGGTCTGAAGGCAACCGGTAAGGCTGTCAGTGATGGTGCTGAAGCCACTGATGAATGGCTGACCGGTAAGATGTCGCCGGGTGCAGTTCGTGCGCTGAATACGCCGATGACCGAAGGCTATGATGATTCTGCGGTCTGGGTGGCGAAGGGTGTAAACCTGATTGGTGCGCTTGTACCTGATATGGTTGCTGGCGGTGTGGCTAAAAAGGTGGGTGATGTCACACTGCGAAAAATGCTGACCGCCGGGCTGGAGAAAAAATACATCGCGGCAGGGATGCAGCCGGAAAGAGCCACGGCACTGGCAGCAGAAGCTGTCGATAAAAAAATGCCGGATTTATTCCAGGCGGGCCTGATCACCCATTCCACAGCCAGTGCACAGGGGCAGAGTGCAATGGCGGCAGCAGATGCTGTTCTTAATGCGGATTACTCTGAGCTGGCGCAGTCACCGAAATTTCAGCAGACGTTTTTGTCCATTGACGCCGACCCGCAGCACGCACAGCTTACTGATCGCCAGAAAATGGATCTGGCAAAAGAGCGTGTTGCCGATGAGGTGCGCGCGCAGCTGGCAACCGATCCTGAATTGCTGGCTGTGAATGCCATAGCGGCAAAACTGGGTGACGCACAACTGTTTAATCTGGTGACACGAGGCACAGCGAAGACCGTTAAAAGCGGCATTGTCAGAAATGCCACGGAACAGGGGGCGATTAATGCGGCGCAGGGCGGCTATTCACGCTATCAGGAAAACACGGCATTGCGTGAGACCGCCGGAATGGATGTGTCACCGTGGGAGGGCGTGGCTGACGCAACGATCGAAGGTGCAGCCTTTGGTGCTGCGATGGGGGCTCCATCCGGTGCGGTTGCCGGATATCGTGGCAGACGTCAGGCCGCAGAAGAAGCAGCCATGCGTGATGCTGAAACCGTGCAGCAGGACGACGCAGCCCCGCAACCAGAATCTGTTGATCCGGTGGCGCAGCATCGTGAATCCATGCAGGGGATGAATCGCGAGCAGCTTCTGGAGCAGTATGCTGATGCGGATATGGCAACAGAGGGGGACGCATCCGCAGCTCATCGCCGGGAAGCTGCCAGCCAGTTGTTGAATGAACTGGACGAACAGGCGAAGCGACAGGCTGTGATGAATGAGCTGAAGGCGAAGCCGCGTTCTGAACTGCTTGAGGAATACCGCAGACTCAGCCAGAAAGAGGAGCGCACCGAGACTGAAGAACAACAGTTTCAGGCAATACGAGAAGTCATTCGCCCACAACAGGAAGTGACGCCGGAAGCACAGTCACAGCCTGAAAATGCGGAGGATGGTAACGGGAGCATTTACCCGACGGTGCGGTTCCGGGACCCGAATGAAGTCCGCATTGAAATTAACGGGAATGGTGCGTCCAGACCAGCGGAACGCATTGAAAAGGTGCGCCCGGACAACCGTTATTTCACGGATGAGAAAAGCGCCATGGGGAGTGATGTTTTCCGTAATGCCGCCGCCACCGGCCTGAAACCGTCCGTAGTGAAGAAAGGCGAGACTCAATATGCTGTTGAAATGGATAATCCTGCGTTCTCTGAAGATGTGGCAACGGAAACCATTAACACCCTGGCTGACGGAGAGCGTATTGCTGATGCTGACCCGATGGAGCAGCCCGCGTTCATGCGTGACCCACGATTCCGTGGTTTCACGGGGGATGATACGGAGGTACAGGCCCGCCTTGCCCGTGGCAACGTGCCGACGGCAGAGGAGCTTGTACGTTCACAGATGGCTGAAGGTGATGCCGGTCCGACAGCACAGGAGTTAACTGAGCGTCCACGCCTGCCCGCTCCCGGCGATATTCATCCCGGACAGGGATATCCGTTACCGGGAGAGGTGGCGCGTACGCCGGATGAGAATCAGGCAGGACGTGGTGGTCGTTTTACCACAACCGGTGAGGTTAAGGGCCAGAGTTTCCAGAAAGGACAAGCTCTGGCACCGGAAAACGCCGCTGGTCGCCAGGGGGAAACACTCGAGGGTGAAATGGTTCGTCGTGGTCTGCCGTCACCGGATGCGCAGAACGCGACAGCACCGGTACGTGAAGGGCTACCGGCTCCGGACATTACACACAATGTCCGTATGCCTCAGCCTGATCAGCTTCCCCGAACTGTTCGTAACTCATTGCCTGAGCTCGCACAGCAGGCAGAAGTACGTCGACAGGCCGGAGGAAATCGTGACATCCCGCAGCCTGAGACAATCGCACCTGAATCTGAAACAACAGTCGCTACTGACAGGGAAGCTACCGTGCGCGGAGGTGAAGTCAGGGGCAAAAAAATTGAAGACTTTGGTGAAGAAATTAAGGGCGCGGCAAAACACCGTTATGCACAGCTTGCTGAAACACTGGGTAAAACGCTGGAAGACAGGGATTATGTCACGCAACCGCTGAGCAAACTGTTCCCGAAACCGGACTACGCAAAACTGGCGAGCGAAGGGGCTGATGCTGACACCCTGGCAATGATAGCGCTGTATCGTAGCGATATTCCGGTGAAGACGAAACACAATACGGCAGGCTGGGGGGAGAGCGTAAAAAAAGTACGACACAGTGTATCGGAAATGCTGAACGGAACGGTCAGCGCGAAACGCCTCGCAGAATGGATGGAAGGCAGAATGCCCTCCCGTTACGCGGACACCTGGCAACTGTTACGCACTCTGCCACCCTCACAGATGGACAAGGCTTCTGCTTATCGGGTGGTATCGGGTGTGTATCAGGCGGCAGGAGGGAAGCGTTACGATCCGCCACAGAAACTTTATTCACTGCGCAATAAGGACAATAAGGGGAGTAACCTCTTTTTCTCGGAAAGCAGGGATGAATTACTGGCAAAGGCGAAAGTCTGGTTTGCAGAGCAGGAGGAAAAATCACAGGCGAAAGGTGATGAAAAAACAGCACCGTCTCCGGATGACAAAATCCGCTTTGACGTTTACCGGAATACCCGCAGTGGCGATATTTTTATCGCTTACGGTAAAAACAAAATGCGGGTGAGAGGTGGCTTTAAGTCAGCCAGTGATGCGCGTAAGTACATTGATTTACATCGTGATGAGCTTGTTCGTCATGTGAAGGAGATGCGGGAGATTTCGCGTGAGGAGCAGCGCAACGCCACCAACCGCGACCGTACCGGACCAGAACGCCGCAAGGGGGATGTTTCACCGGAGCAGTTCAGTGATGCGTTTGGTTTTCGTGGTGTGCAGTTTGGTAATTATGTGGAAAGTCCGCGTCGTCAGGCTGATTTGAACCGGGCTTATGACTCGCTGCATGACCTGGCTGACGTGCTGAATGTACCGACAAAAGCGCTTTCTCTGAACGGTCGTCTTGGGCTTGCTTTTGGTGCCCGTGGTAAGGGTAAGGCGGCGGCACACTATGAGTCAGGTGAGGTGGCAATCAACCTGACAAAAGGTAACGGACCGGGTGCGCTGGCGCACGAATGGTTCCATTCTCTGGATAATTATTTTGGTCGTTATGACGTTTCCAGTGACGGGAAAATTACGTCAGGTGGCGACTTTATGACGGAAGCACAGCGTGTCAGGCGCATATTTAAAGACGGCAGGTATGTTGATGCTGAATATCCGGTACGTCAGGAGGTTTACGACGCTTTTAAAGGTGTGATTCAGGCCATTAAAAACAGTGACATGCCGCGTCGTTCAGCGCTTCTTGATGAGGTGCGCTCAAAACCGTACTGGTCAACGGATGTTGAAATGGCGGCACGTGCCTTTGAGCGTTATGTTCAGGATAAGGCGCGTATGGCTGGCGTGGAGAATGATTATCTGGTCAATATCCGTAAGGCACCTGAGCACAACACAGATAACACCTACGCTTATCCGACGAATGCGGAACTGGATGGCGGTATTCGTGAGGCATTCGATCACCTGTTCCGCACCCTGAAAACCCGTGAGACGGACAAGGGCGTTGCGTTTTATTCCCGTAAGGGCATGACCCGCACACCTGAAGGTAATCTCATTTCGGATGTTAACCGTAGTGCGGAAGCCAAAGGCAGCCCGGTCCCGCAGGTTGAAGCGGTTGCCCGTGGCGTGATGAGCGGCATTAAGGACAGTGACCTGACGGTCCGTGTGGTGAAGTCACAGAAAGAGGCTGAAGCGCTGGCGGGTGAATCGTTCGACGGTTACGGCAGGGTGCACGCATTCTATCGTCCGGATAAACGAGAAATTGTCCTGGTGGCGGATAACATCCCTGACGGGCAGACCGTACGCGAGAAGTTGCGTCACGAGATTATCCACCATGCCATGGAGCATGTTGTCACGCCAGCGGAATATCAGACGATTATCAAAACCGTGCTGAAAACCCGCGACAGTGATAACGCCACCATCCGTGAAGCCTGGCGTAAGGTTGATGCGTCCTATGGTAAGGAATCACCGGAAGTACAGGCGGGTGAATTTCTGGCACATATGGCGGAGAAACAGCCGAATAAATTCGTGGCGGCATGGGAGCGTGTTGTTGCCCTGGTCAAAGGGGTACTGCGTCGTACGGGGTTACTGAAGCCGACGGAACTGAACGATATCAGACTTGTTCGCGAGACCATCCGTACGTTAGGCCAGCGTGTGCGGGAAGGTTACACGCCGCGTGAGGATGGCGTGGGCGCATCGTCTCAGTACTCCCGTAGTGGTAAGCCTGATCCGTTCAAAGTGCCGGAAGGTGAGGGTGAACGTTATCGCGATGACCTTGCCAGAATGATGAAATCTCTGCGTACCACAGATTTAACGGTAAACATCGGGCGTACGCCGCCGGTATTGCGTCACCTTGGTGCACCGGATTTGCCGCTGGTTATTTCCCGCGATACTGTGCGGAAGGCCACCAATGGTGTGAAACATGTGGTGCCGATGGATGTTATCGAGAGACTACCGGAACTGATGCACGATCCGGATGCAATTTACCGCTCAGCGACAGAAAGAAATGCGGTTGTGATGCTGCTTGATGCCGTGGATAAAAATGGTGATCCGGTAGTGTCTGCGGTGCATATGAAGGCAACCCAAAAACTTCTGGAAGTTAACCGTATTGCTTCTGTTTACGGAACGGAAAACGGGAAAAAACTGAAGAGTATGGAAACGGCTGGCTTAACATTATACAGGAGAGAAAAACTAAACCCTGATGGTTCTCTGTACAGAGGGCTCCAATTGCCCAAAGATGAGCACTCCCGTCAGGGTTCTGCGGATAAAATACTCTATCCTGAAGATATTCGCAAGGGGCCGTATTACTCCCGTACCAGCAGTCTGACACCGGAAGAGACAATTGCATCGCGTTTTGTGCGCCAGATGCAGGATAAATTCCAGGTGCTGAAAGCTGTTCAGGAGAATATCCGTAAAACTGGTGGAAAAATAGACGACAGTAACAACGCTTATATGGCGGAAGAACTCTTCCACGGGAAGGCGGAAAACGACCTGAACGTGATGAAGGAGCGCTACGTTCAGCCACTGGCTAAATTACTGGCGGACTACAAAATTGCGCAGGCCGATCTGGATGAGTACCTCTACGCCCGTCACGCGCCGGAACGTAACGCGCATATCGCGAAAATCAACCCGAAAATGCCGGACGGCGGTTCGGGGATGACCAACGCGGAGGCGGCGGAAATCATGCAGCGTGTACGTAACAGCGGCAAACAGGCACAGTATGACCGTCTGGCAGGGATTGTTGACGATATGCTGGCCCGTCGCCGTGAGCTTATCCGTGAGGCAGGACTGGAAGAGAGCGGCGTGGTGGATGCCTGGCAGAAAGCCTACCGTTACTACGTTCCCCTGAAAGGGCAGGATGTTGACGGTGTGGTGTCACTGCCACGTACAGGCAAGGGATTCACCATCGGCGGGCGTGAAAGTAAGCAGGCCATGGGGCGCGCATCCCGCGCACAGTCTCCTTCCACTCAGGCGATACAGGATTTGAGCGAATCACTGATCCGCAATCGCAAAAATGAAGTGGGTAACGCCTTCCTGAAACTGGTACAGGATAATCCCGACAAGGATTACTGGCAGGTATTCACCGATGACAGACCGGATACCATGCGGACGATTGCAGAGCGCAAGGACAAGGAAACTGGTGAAACCATTCGCGAAGTTGTCGAACGCCCTGTACCGATGGCAATGATGGCAGACCGGTACTTCACCACCAAAAAGAACGGCAAAACGTACTACATCAAACTCCATGATCCGCGCCTGATGCGTGCGATGAAGAATATGGGACCGGAAACCAGTAACGCCGTAATCCGCACGCTGGGGAAAGTTAACCGCTTCCTGGCAACGGTGAACACGTCGTATAACCCGGAATTCCTGGTCAGTAACTTCATCCGTGACGTACAGACGGCGGTGATGAACCTGAAGGCGGAGCAGGGAAGGAGCGACGGCAAACTGAAAGGGCTGGATAACTTATCCGCACTGGCTGTGGTGAAAGACAGTCGGTCTGCCATGTCTGCCGTATACGCCAGTCTGCGTGGTAAAACCCTCACGGGCAACGGTGCGCAGTGGCAGAAGGTGTGGAAAGAGTTTGTTGAGGACGGAGGTAAAACCGGCTGGTTTAACATGGGTGACCTTGAAGGCCAGCAGAAGGAAATGGATCGCCTTGTATCGCTGGCGAAGGGAGGATGGAAAGGCCAGAGTATCGGTGCATGGAATTCGTTCCTTAACCTTGTCGAGGATGCCAACGGGGCGGTTGAAAACGCTCTGCGTCTTTCTGCCTATAAACACGCCCGTGATGCCGGTTTGTCACGCCAGCAGGCGGCGTCTCTTGCCAAAAACATGACGGTGAACTTTAACCGTCGTGGTGAGCAGGGGGCGCTGATGAACTCGCTGTACATGTTCGCCAACGCCAGTATTCAGGGAACGGCAAATCTGGTGAGAACGCTCGGACATCTTAATGGTGAGGGACCTTTACTGGAGCGCCTTCGCTGGAAGAATCTGAATGTTCCGCAGAAAATCGCGCTTGCCGCTGTGGGAGCGGGTTATCTGCTTGGCTCGCTTAACCGCAGCGTGGCGGGTGAGGATGATGACGGGGTTAACTGGTATGACAAAGTACCGTCTCATGTGAAAGAGCGTAACCTCGTCATTATGAAATCGATGTTCGGGGGCAGGGCCGGAGAGTACTGGAGTATTCCTCTGCCTTACGGGTACAACGTTTTCTTCCTGCTCGGGCATACCTCTGAAGGTGTGGCTGCTGGTGACCTGACGGCGTCCCGTGCTGCCGGTAATGTTGTCGGTGGTATCCTGGGGGCATTCAGCCCGATTGGCAGTGAGACGTCGGAAACGCTGTCCGGGGCATTGCTGAAAAATGCAGCACCGACAATTCTGCGTCCGTTTGCGAATCTTGCCATGAACGAAAACTTCATGGGGGCGCAGATTTACCAGGAGAACATGCCGTTTGGTACACCAAAACCTGACAGCCAGCTGGGAAGACGTTCAACGCCAGAAGCGTACAAGGCGTTTGCATTCTGGCTGAATGCGTTCTCAGGTGGCAGCCAGTATCGTCCCGGCGCGGTGGATATCACACCGGAATCGCTGAAATTCTGGATTGACTATATCTCCGGAGGGACAGGGCGCTTCATTTCCAAAACCACGGATGCGGCGGTGAAATCGCTGAATGGTATTGATATACCGGAACAGCAGGTGCCCTTCCTGGGGAAAATTTCGGGTGAGGTGATGCCGTATGCAGACCAGCAGAAGATGTACGACCGGATGACAGAGGTTGCGCAGTATCACGCAGAGCTGAAGAGTCTGACCGGTGCAGAAAGAACGGCGTTCATTGACGAGAACAACGGAAAATTGTTGATGAACGGGCTTATGCAGGATACCCGGAAGAGACTGAAGGATTTGCGCAAACAGCGCGATGCCATTTATGCCGACAGTTCTCTCAGTCTGGCGCAGCAGGCGGCGATGGTGAAATCGGTAGAGCGGGATATGAAGGTTGCCGTGGATCGCTTTAACCGCGAGTACAACAAAAAAGTGGGAGTGGATTAACAGAAATGGCCCCGTACGGAAGTGCGGGGCTGATTAAGAGATAAACACACATTAACCTGTAATAACCGGAGCTATTAACATATAGTCAGAAAGAGTATTTCATGTGAGACAGAGAGCCGATTTATGTTTAATGAAGAAAAAGTTGCGCAAATGGCAGCGTATTTGCTGAAAAAGCATGGCGGATCTATGCGTTTCATTAAGCTGATGAAGCTGATGTATCTCTCTGACCGCAAAGCAATGGAGTCTTTAACCGGGAAGGGGAGAGGTTTGAATGCTCCCCCACAATTCCCCGGCATCAAATCTCCATGTAGGTGAACTATTTTACCCCCAGCGGCAAATCGCAAAAACAATCAGTGCGATCGAAATGGCAGCCACTACAATTGCAAATGCTTCAGGCTAGGTCATTGGCGTACCTCCTTCGGCGGTTCTGGTAGCGGCATCCAGTGGGTTACTTCTTTGAGATGCAGGTCTTCGCCATCACCGTCATCCCAAGTGGGATTGCCATCATTAAACCAGTCGCCATATACGCCGACCTGAGTGTTGGGGATGCTTGGTGGGTAGTTGTTTTTAAAGTCAGCTGCTAACACATAGTATTGTCGCTCTCCCATTTCTGGCATTCGATCACTACAGCTTATCCAACCATCCGGAGTTACCGGAACTGGCGGAACGGCTGTTTGCTCTCGAACGTCATTAGTCGCTATCGGTTCTGCTGCCAACTGACTGGCATATTTGTTAATGGTAACGATAAGCTCTTGCTCAGCCTCATCCAGACAATCACCGATACCTCGCCTGTCACCGTCAAAATCATCGAAATCGGCACGAATCTTGGCAACCTTCAGGATTGCGGACAACACCTCACTAGGAATTACCGGATAGTTGGTTGACGTTTCCGCGATTTCCCGAAAATTATTGGTTGACGAATTCTTGTTTTCCCGAAAGTTTCCGGACTGAAGCATAGCGGCACGGCAGGCGTTCCAGCCTCTCACCTCTGCAATAGCGGCAACAGCATCAACCGCGTACATGCTAAGAGGATTAGGCATTGGTTTTTCTTCCGGTACTACTGGTGCTGGAGGGGCGGCGTAAATGCCCTCTATCACTAAATGTTTGCGCTCAAAATCATCTGGCTCTCGATGATATACGTAACTCCAATCACCAAGGTTATCATTGCGCCTGCAACGGAAACCTATCGGCTCGGCTTCCAGCGCTGCCAGAGCAATTCGTGCCAGTTCTTCCGCTTCTTCTGCTGGCAGTACAACGTTGCTACCAGGTCCGTATGTTTCGCGCCACTGTTTGATTGTCAGCAGTCGCCCTTTGGTAATAGTGATCATGCCGCGTTTCCTTCTTTCTTATTAACAATCACACCGTCATATATTTCATTAAGGTGCCCTCTCAACTCCATGCGCCTTAATGCAGATAACATGTAATCGCATTCAACCTGCTTATTCCCAGTAAATGGCTTATCGTCAGGATTACCCCAACAGCAATTACCCTTGGGCCACCCATGTACTTTCCGTACTCTTCCGTTAACAACGTGAAGTAATCCCCAGCCAGGTGGTAAATCCTCAATTGAAATAATTCCCGGCTCACTAATAAAGAATCGCCAGTCGCCCATTCCAAGAGACGGATTTTTACGGAAACGCTTTTTTCTATCTGCCAACAAGTCAGCACGAGAACACTTCGCCTCTATCAGGCATGATGCTGAATTTCTGAATCCCATAGCATCTGGCTGTTCTCCGGTACTGGTTACGGCTATAAAGCGGTCATGAAAGCAAACCTTGAACCCGTTGCGCTTAAGGAACTTGTACGCAATCTGACAGAGTTCTCGGTGTGTTAACGCCATCTCACTCTCCTTTGATGCGAATGCCAACGGCGCGGATAGATTTCCATTGTTCCCACATGCGGTTGAAGTCTGTTCCTGATAAGGTCGCGTTACGGTATCCAGTTTCGGTGCGCAATCCTTCAAGCGTCGATTTGGAAATACAAATTGAATGCATTACCCATGATTCAAACAAATCACGCTCCCGAGCTTCGCAACTTTGTTTACTCATCTCTTCAATGCATTGTTTAGCTTCTAAATCAGCAATTCTGTCAACCACGGCATCGACAGCATCTGAAAAGCCGAACCAGTTGCTCCACTCCGGCCTGTTACCTGTTGCTGCAAAGTACATATCATCTAAAGCGGACTCAGCATGGTCACGCTCATTGATGAGTTGCTCTTCGCTTTTCTCCAGTTCAGCAATACGCTTACCCCCATCCGAGATAACACCTTCGTAATACTCACGCTGCTCGTTGAGTTTTGATTTTGTCTCCTCAAGCTCAACTCTCAGCTTCCCAACAGTAAGCGCAATATCCTCGTTCTCTTGGTCGCGGAGTTTGATGTATTGCTGTTTTTCGTCCAGCTCATCCAACAGCCCGGCGATAATGTCCACTTCCCGATGATGGATTTCTCGCTTAAACGCCGCTAAAGCTGCATCACAATCCCGCTCAGCGTTTGGACTGTCTGGCTTTTCCTGATACCACGCCAGCGTCGACTGATAGTTTTGTACTGCCTCACGCAATGACTGATAGTCAATCTTGCTCACTGGTTGCCTCCTTTGCTGGGCTTTCGAATGTATCAAACTCAAACAACTTAACCACGTCATCAAACAGAACATAATCGCCATCAGAATCTTCAGTCATGTCAGCGCCACAATCCTGACCGAACGAGTCACAACAATCCATATCAAGCTCGTATCGCTTCAGGTTTGCGATATTTGATAAATTCAGCGCCAGTACAGCCAGGTCATAAACCTCTTCGGCAGTGACATCGCTGTTCAGTCCCATTTCATGGCGATATATGATTTTTTCTACACGTTGTTTTGTGATCGTCATTTTTCTCTTCACTCCGATATACAAGGATTACTACGCCCCTCTGCTGATTGCGCGAGCTGGATCCCCTGGTTCCATGCTGTCAATCCCGAAGGCTTCGAAAAATGCATCCATTGCCTTCTGGCGTTGCTCCTGCTTACGGCGTTTATTCCATTTTTTCATGAACAACAGTGACAGCCATCGTCCGCTGCAGAACATGATGTAGAAATAACCAAGGAGCGCCAGGCCGGTGTTCAGGGCTGTATCGATCGTTATCGTGGTGTTGATGTTCACTTCACACCTCTCTGTTTGTTGATAAGTTCAATATCCTGCTGGCAACTGGCGCAAGCTCGGCATCCACGAACAGCCAGGCGTCGCCGCTCATCTATCGGATCGCCACACTCGCAACAATGAGTAGCAGATGGGGCATTACTATCGGATTTGTATTTTTGCAGGGAGAGATTGCGCTGCAATTCTTCGATTTCAGCGGCATTGTCGATGATATCTGCCATTTTCCTTTCCTTCAGGCATGAAAAAAGGAGCCGAAGCTCCTTTAGTTTCAGAATTCAAATTGTCTTGCCCGCAGGCTTTTCAGCATTGGCATGGCCCGCTGGATAACGGAACTTGACATGTCGAGACGTGTTACCTCCCTTAGTAGCGCGTCTCTGTTCTTCGTCACCATGTAGATGGTCTCAAACGCAATGTCATACAGCTTGTTCGTGTATGAGGAGTTCAGCTCTTTCATAATGGGATACAGGTGTTTGCTGATGTCCTGGGCTTTTTCCATCCAGAGCTGCATGTAGCAAAGGAGGATGATTTCCTCGGCTGTGAATTGCGGCTGTGGTTCTGCTTGTACTGGCTGAATGTTGCGAAGTTTCTTTTCGCACTCGATGAAGTAGCGGCGTATCTGGCGGCCTTTTTCGTTACGTTCAACCATCGCAAGCTCTTTGGCTGTGTCGAGGGTGAGGTGATAGTCTTTGCTACGGCGATCGCCTCCTCGACCTTTGATTTCCCGATTTGGGGAAACCAAAATATAGTCCTGATTTTCAACGAAACCATATTCAGCAATGCGTTCTGTAATCCAAGACGCAAAGCGTTTACCTACCCCAAGAAAAGTATGTAAATCACGGGCATTAACGAGAAGAGTGGTTTCGTTGGCGATAGTGCCGTTGAATACGGGGATGAGTTGACAGGTCATGATGACCTCCTTGTAAGTTTAGTTAGCTCAACCAGTTAGTAGCTGGTTGGTCGGGTGTCAACTGAGCCTTACAAGAAGCTCTGGGCATATTCCCCTTACGGGTATTGTATTACGCCTCTCCACCCGACCTTTGTACGGATGTGACTATGCCGCATTACGGGCATAAAAAAGCCGCAAAGCTATCGGGTGCGGATGACCGCTTGTAAGTTCAGTGCGGTCAGTATGCGATAGCTCAGGCGGATTTGTCAAATCGTGCAGTAACATCCTTTTCTTCCTTGCCATTTCTCAATGATGACAAAGGGTGGATTCGGATTGGTATTGGGACAAAAGTGAGACACACAAAGCTTTGCATCGGCTTACAAAGCTTTGCATGTTTTTCAATGTTGGGACGTGTGAGCGCAGAAATGACGGGCTATCTAATTGATTTTAAACGATACGTAACCAACTTTAAAATCTTTGCACGCCAGTTCGCAGGTTTTACAGCCAGTACAGCGGCTGGAATCGATAAAAAATCCATATTGTGTGGTCATGGGCTACTCCTTAAACCTTTTCGATCTGGACAAGATTGCTGTGCGACGGGTTTCCCTTTGCCAGCGGTGAAGGGCGGTGAGAGGTCAGAATATTGATACTGCCGCCGTGATCGACCCGGTCACCAAACATATCCGCTTTAAGCCACGCACCTTGCCCGATGGCGGTAACGCCAGGCAGAATACGCGGAGTCACTTTTGCGGCAATCAGCATTTCTCCATTATTGTTAAATACCCGCACGGTATCGCCATGACGGATACCGCGTGCCTGAGCATCAATGGGGTTGATCCACACCTCTTGTGGGCAGGCCTGCTGTAACACATCAATATTGCCGTAGCTGGAGTGGGTACGCGCTTTGTAGTGGAAGCCCGTTAACTGCAGTGGATAGGTTTTCCGCAGGGGATCGTCCCAGCCATCAAAACCTGGGGTATACGCAGGAAGGGGATGAATAATTTCATCTTTTTTCAATTCCCAGGTATCTGCAATCTTCGCCAGTCGTTCAGAATAAATTTCGATTTTCCCCGAAGGTGTTTTCAACGGGTTTGCCTGTGGATCTTCACGGAATGCGCGGAAAGCGACGTAGTGTTCTTCCGGGCATTTTTTCTTAAAGATCCCGGTCGTTTTCATCTCCTCGTAGTCGGGCATCTCAGGGTTACGTTCCTTCGTTTTCGCATGGAGATATTTGATCCATTCATGCTGACTGCGACCTTCAGTAAAGGTTTGATAAACGTCTGGTCCTAAGCGTTTGGCGACTTCACTCAGCATCCAGTAGATGGGTTTGCGTTCAAATTTTGCTGAGGTTGCGGGTTGGGCGAGGATCACATAGCCCATATTCCCTGCAGATTCATGAGAGATAAGGTCTTCTTGCTCTGTTGGCATCAGGTCGGGCAACAGGATATCGCAATACTTAGCCGAGGCCGTCATGAAGTGGTCAATGCCAACAATCATCTCGCACTTGCTGTCATCCTGAAGCACCTCATGGGTGTGATTGATGTCGCCATGTTGATTGATCAATGTGTTACTGGCGTAGCACCATAAAAACTTGATGGGGACATCCAGTTTTTCTTTTCCACGAACACCATCACGGGTCGCGGTCATTTCCGTACCATGGTCGATGGCATCTGTCCATGTAAAGACGGAAATCTGCGTTTTAACAGGATTCTCAAGCATCGGGAACCATTCTACCCCCAGATCCCAGCTACCTTCGCGTACACCTGAGTTGCCGCCGTTTATGCCGACGTTACCGGTGAGAACGGAAAGCATGGCAATAGCGCGGGACGTTTGCTCGCCGTTGGAATGTCGTTGTGGCCCCCAACCCTGACAAATATAAGCAGGTTTTGCTGAACCGATCTCTCGTGCCAACTGGATAATTTTTTCTGCCGGGATGCTGGTGATTTTTGCTGCCCATTCCGGCGTTTTAGCTATGCCGTCAGGCCCTTCGCCCAGAATATAGGCTTTATAATGCGCGTTACGTGGTGCGTTGGCGGGCAGCGTTTTTTCATCGTAACCAACACAATATTTGTCGAGAAATGGCTGATCGACCATGTTTTCAGTAATCAGTACCCAGGCAATCGCACAGGCCAGTGCGCCATCGGTGCCAGGGCGAATGGGCAGCCATTCATCTTCACGCCCGGCAGCAGTGTCGTTATAACGTGGATCGATGACGATCATGCGTGCGTTTGAACGTTCGCGGGCTTGCTCGACGTAGTAAGTGACACCACCGCCGCTCATCCGCGTTTCTGCCGGGTTATTTCCGAACATAACGACCAGTTTCGTATTGGCGATATCATCCGGGCTGTTGCCATCATTGGCACCGAACATATAACTCATTGCGGCACTGATCTGTGCGGTACTGTAGCTGCCATAGCGACTGAGAAAACCACCGCAAGAGTTCATCAGACGGTACGGGACGTTTGAGTTGGTGATGTTTCCGCCATCTACGCCTGTTCCGTACAGGACATGTACAGCCTCATTGCCGTAATCTTTCAGGATCCGCCGAAGATTATCACTGATGGTATCCAGGGCTTCGTCCCAACTTATCCGTTCAAATTTACCTTCACCGCGCTTGCCGACGCGCTTCATGGGATATTTCAACCTATCAGGATGATTCATCCGTCGGCGGATAGAGCGCCCGCGTAAACACGCTCGAACCTGATGGTTACCGTAGACGTCGTCACCTGTCGTATCAGACTCCACCCAGTACACGGTGTCATCTTTCACATGCAAACGTAACAGACAGCGGCTCCCGCAGTTAACGGTGCAGGAACTCCAGACCGCTTTCTCTTCTACCGGAGCCTCTGCCGCCCGGACCATTTGGGAAAATGGCAGAGTGAAAGCACTGCTTGCCAGCGCAAGACTGCCAAGTGCGGAGGTTTTCATCAGACTTCTACGGCTGATTTCAGCCTTCATGAGCGCCTCTGTGGTATGGATTTTCATCATTACTCACTTATTGCTTTTCAAACAAAATGTCATGCCAGAATTTATGATTGTCGTGGGTTATATTTTTTCGATCTCGACCAGATTAGTGTGCTGCGGGTTTCCCTTCGCCAGTGGTGAAGGGCGCAGAGTGGTTAGCGTATTCACACAGCCGCCATGGTCGATTTTATCGCCAGACATATTGGCCTCGTGCCAGGCTCCCTGGCCCATAGCGCTAACTCCAGGGAGAATACGTGGTGTTACTTTGGCTGGTAGCCGAACTTCGCCACGATGGTTAAACACCCGCACCATATCGCCGTTGGCAATCCCACGTTTCTGCGCATCTATAGGGTTGATCCACACCTCCTGACGGCAGGCAGCCTTCAGGAGATCAATATTGCCGTAGGTCGAGTGAGTACGGGATTTGTAATGGAAACCAAACAGTTGCAGTGGGAAGGTTCTACGTTCAGGGGAGTCCCAGCCTTCAAAGGTAGAGGCATAAACTGGCAGTGGGCTTATCACTTCATCTTTTTCCAGTTCCCAGGTACGGGCAATTTCCGCCAGCTTGCTGGAATAAATTTCAATCTTACCGGAAGGTGTTTTAAGTGGATTTGCCTCGGGGTCGTCACGAAATGCTTTGTAGGCGACAAAATGACCATTGGGATCTTTACGCTTATAGATACCCATTTTTTTCAGTTCGTCGTAAGACGGTAACGCCGGATCTTTGGCAAGCATTTTGGCGTACAGATGTTGTAACCATTGTTCCTGCGTGCGACCTTCAGTGAACTTTTGATAGACGTCAGGTCCAAGACGTTTCGCGACTTCACTCAGGATCCAGTAAATCGGTTTGCGTTCGAATTTTTCGCTGGTGACAGGCTGGAGGAAAATGAGATATCCCATGTTACCGGCGTAGTCGTTAGGAATAATATCTTCCTGCTCAACGGTCATCAGGTCTGGCAGCAGAATGTCGGCATATTTTGCCGATGAGGTCATAAAGTTTTCGATGACCACAATCATTTCGCATTTCGATTCGTCCTGCAGAATTTCATGCGTTTTGTTGATGTCAGAATGCTGATTAACGAGGGTATTTCCCGCGTAGTTCCAGATGAACTTAATGGGCACATCCAGTTTATCTTTGCCGCGGACGCCGTCGCGGATTGCCGTCATTTGCGGACCATGATCGATAGCATCTGTCCAGCTGAAGCAGGAGATTGACATTTTGACCGGATTATCCAGCACCGGCAGGCGTTCTATGGTAATGGTATAGGTCGATTCACGCGCGCCACTATTTCCGCCGCTGATGCCGACATTGCCCGTCAAAATAGGTAACATAGCAATAGCGCGTGCAGTCAGTTCGCCGTTTGCCTGGCGTTGCGGCCCCCAGCCCTGGCAGATATAAGCGGGTTTTGCTGTGCCAATTTCACGCGCCAGTTTGATGATACGGTCTACCGGGATACCGGTAATTTGCGAAGCCCACTGCGGCGTTTTCGCTGTGTTATCATCACCTTCACCAAGAATATAGGCTTTATAGTGACTATTTTTGGGTGCATCTGCGGGTAAGGTTTTTTCGTCATAGCCGACGCAGTATTTATCGAGAAAAGGTTGATCAACGAGATTTTCGTTAATCAATACCCAGGCAATACCCGCAACCAGCGCGGCATCGGTGCCCGGGCGAATAGGGAGCCATTCATCTTCACGACCAGCAGCCGTATCGGTATATCGCGGATCGATAGCAATCATTTTGGCGTTCGATTTCTCGCGCGCTTTTTCAAGAAGATAAGTGATGCCACCGCCGCTCATGCGGGTTTCTGCCGGGTTGTTACCAAACATCACGACCAGCTTGCTGTTTTCAATATCCGTGGTGCTGTTGCCATCATTACTGCCGTAGGTGTAGGGCATGGCACAGGAAATTTGCGCGGTGCTGTAGGAGCCATACTGATTGAGTGAACCGCCGTAGCAGTTCATCAGGCGTTTGACCGCCGAGGCTGATGGCGAAGAGCGGGTCATATTGCCGCCAACGATCCCCGAAGAGTACTGAATATATACAGCCTCATTGCCATATTGTTCGACGGTTTTCTTCAGGCTACTGGCGATAGTATCCAGGGCTTCATCCCAGCTAATCCGTTCGAATTTGCCTTCGCCGCGTTTGCCCACGCGTTTCATTGGGTAATTCAAGCGATCGGGATGATTAATACGCCGACGGATGGATCGACCACGCAAACAGGCGCGTACTTGATGATTGCCATACTCGTCGCTGCCGGTGTTGTCAGTTTCCACCCAGGTGACTTCATTATCTTTAACATGTAGACGAAGTGCACAGCGGCTACCACAGTTGACGGAACAGGCACCCCAGATCACTTTTTCGCTGGCCTGTTGTACCGCTGCCGCTGCACTGCGCAGGGTGAACGGTAAAGAAAAACCGCCTGCAGCCAGCGCCAGAGAACCTATCGCGGTTGATTTAACGAGTGTTCTGCGGCTGATGCCCACCATTCGGTCATTTTTGGACATAACTCACTCCCTGTTCTTTATCGTTATATAAATGTTTATATATTGAATATTTAGCGCGCTAACAATAGAGGGAGTCTACCCATTTTGGGTTAAGAATTATTAATCCATATCAATAGAAGGGTATGAGTAATAAGGTGGGATTATGTTGTATGTTCAAATCGCCGGATGTGTCGTATCCGGCGTTCAGTCGATAATGTATTACTGCGGTTCGGCAGGCGCGCCATCCTGGGTAGACTGCGCGGGAGCAGAGACGTTACCGCTGGTGGTGCGGGTATAGAGAATTTTATGCGTATCATTAGCGCAATGGCCGACGACCTGGGAATCAGGCTGATCAACCTGGTCATTGGGTACAATACTTAACGTGAAGCTGCTTTCGGGTACGCCATTATTGATAATGCGCTGTGATATATCGCTCTGTATGCGCTCACAGGATCCCGGCGCGGCGAGTACCGCGGGTGAGGCGAGGGCGAGCAGAAGCGCGGCACAGCAGGTTGAGAGTTTCATCATAAGCTCCTTACGCGAAGATAACTTCTTTAAGCATAGCATTTAACGTGTAAAGTACTGTATTTGCTACTATGATTGAGAATCATCTCTACTCTCTGGTGACTGTTGTGAAATACAAATTACTACCATGCTTACTCGCGATATTCCTCACAGGATGTGACCGCACAGAGGTAACACTTTCATTTACCCCTGAGATGGCCAGTTTCTCTAATGAATTCGATTTTGATCCGCTGCGTGGTCCGGTAAAAGATTTCACTCAGACATTAATGGATGAGCAAGGTGAAGTGACGAAACGTGTTTCTGGGACTTTGTCGGAAGAAGGCTGTTTTGATTCACTCGAATTACTGGATCTGGAAAATAATACCGTGGTCGCTCTGGTACTGGACGCCAATTATTACCGTGATGCCGAGACGCTGGAGAAGAGAGTACGTTTACAGGGAAAATGCCAGCTAGCAGAATTACCTTCTGCCGGGGTGAGTTGGGAAACCGATGATAATGGCTTCGTGATTAAAGCCAGCAGCAAACAAATGCAGATGGAATATCGCTATGATGATCAGGGTTATCCACTGGGTAAAACCACGAAAAGTAACGACAAAACATTATCTGTCAGCGCCACGCCATCAACGGACCCGATCAAAAAATTAGATTACACAGCGGTTACTTTACTGAATAATCAACGAGTTGGTAATGTAAAACAGAGCTGTGAATATGACAGTCACGCCAATCCGGTGGACTGTCAGCTGATCATTGTTGATGAAGGAGTAAAACCCGCCGTCGAAAGGGTTTACACCATCAAAAATACGATCGATTATTATTAATGCTATTGTGCGGTCGGCTTCAGGAGAGTCTGACCCGGTGTTTTGTGCTCTGCCAGATACTGATGCTGGAATATACACATGCGAATGGCATTACGATATTGACCATTAATAAAGAACTCGTGCATCAATTCACCTTCAACCGTAAAGCCAAGCTTGCGGTAAATGTGAATCGCTTTTTCATTCTCTTTATCGACGATCAGATACAGCTTATAGAGATTGAGAACGGTGAAGCCATAGTCCATTGCTAATTTGGCGGCACGGGTTGCCAGACCTTTCCCCTGATACTCCGGGGAGATAATTATCTGAAATTCTGCCCGGCGATGTACATGGTTAATTTCCACCAGCTCCACCAGACCGGCTTTTTCGCCGTCACATTCCACCACAAAGCGTCGTTCGCTCTGATCGTGAATATGCTTATCATACAGATCAGAGAGTTCAACAAAGGCTTCGTAGGGTTCCTCAAACCAGTAACGCATCACACTGGCGTTATTGTCGAGTTGATGTACATAGCGTAAATCTTCACGCTCCAGCGGGCGTAGCTTAACACTGTGGGCGCTTGGCATAACGTGTCCTTACATTCCTTAAATCAATAACAGGTTAGGGGGTAATAACGCGGCCAGTTCGACGGTCCAGGCAGCGCAAAGTATTTGGCTCCCAGTAGGCATTGATGTTGGCGCTTTGCTCACATTTATCGCGGTTATCAAAAGCGGCGTCGGCTTTATCCCACTCTTTTTCAGTGCGTTTATTCACTTTCTGACGCAGATTGCGCGTGTCATTCCATTGCTCTTTTTCCATAGCGGCGTGCTGGCGGCTTTGTGCACTGTCGCCAGACTCAATCACCAGTTTGTTAGTTTCGGCATGAACAGTTGTGCTCAGTGCCAGTGCGCAAGGCAGCAGAAAAGCGAGCAGGCCGATTCGTTTGCTGAGAGTGATTTTCATAATTCATTCCCTGTATGAATGATTAAAGGAGATTCTACACCATCCACTGCGAACGCAAAACGTACCAGGAGGGTGTTTATATTGATGATATTATGTCGCCCTATAACTATACATGATGTCAATAAGTGACAAAGATGATTAAAGCAACGTTACTATTTTTTGCTACTGCGCTGTGTGAAATTATTGGATGCTTTCTGCCCTGGTTGTGGTTAAAACGAAACGCCAGTATCTGGCTGTTGCTTCCGGCGGGGATTTCACTGGCGCTGTTTGTCTGGTTGTTAACGTTGCATCCAGCGGCGAGTGGGCGTGTTTACGCGGCTTATGGTGGCGTTTATGTCTGCACGGCGTTGATGTGGCTGCGCGTTGTGGATGGCGTGAAACTGACTCTTTATGACTGGACGGGTGCGTTGATTGCGCTTTGCGGCATGTTGATCATTGTTGCGGGCTGGGGGCGCACGTAGGAACATAAATCCATTTTATCAATAAGATAAGAGGAAGTGTCAGCTGACAAAAGGTATTCTATTTCATCTTTTGTCAACCATTCACAGCGCTAATATACGCCTTTTTTTGTGATCACTCCGGCTTTTTTCGATCTTTATACTTGTATGGTAGTAGCTCAGTTGCGTAGATTTCATGCATCACGACAAGCGATGCAAGGAATCGAACATGAAGATCGTAAAGGCTGAAGTTTTTGTTACCTGTCCGGGGCGTAATTTCGTCACATTAAAAATCACCACTGAGGACGGTATTACGGGCCTTGGGGATGCCACCCTCAATGGACGTGAGCTTTCCGTGGCCTCTTATTTGCAGGATCACCTTTGTCCGCAGCTTATTGGTCGCGATGCGCACCGTATCGAAGATATCTGGCAGTTTTTCTATAAAGGTGCTTACTGGCGTCGCGGTCCGGTTACGATGTCGGCCATTTCAGCGGTTGATATGGCGCTGTGGGATATTAAAGCCAAAGCTGCCAACATGCCGCTTTACCAGTTACTCGGCGGCGCGTCTCGTGAAGGGGTGATGGTTTATTGCCATACCACCGGTCACAGTATTGATGAAGCTCTGGATGATTATGCCCGTCATCAGGAGCTGGGATTCAAAGCCATCCGCGTGCAGTGCGGAATCCCTGGTATGAAAACCACCTACGGCATGTCGAAAGGTAAAGGTCTGGCTTATGAACCCGCAACCAAAGGACAGTGGCCGGAAGAGCAGTTGTGGTCGACGGAGAAATACCTCGATTTCATGCCGAAATTGTTTGACGCGGTACGTAACAAGTTTGGTTTTAATGAACATTTGCTGCATGACATGCACCATCGCTTAACGCCTATTGAAGCGGCGCGCTTTGGTAAAAGCATTGAAGATTATCGCATGTTCTGGATGGAAGACCCGACGCTTGCAGAAAACCAGGAATGCTTCCGTCTCATTCGCCAACATACCGTCACACCCATCGCAGTGGGTGAAGTCTTCAACAGCATCTGGGACTGCAAACAACTGATTGAAGAGCAACTCATCGATTATATCCGCACCACGCTGACCCATGCAGGCGGAATTACCGGTATGCGCCGGATTGCCGATTTTGCTTCGCTGTATCAGGTACGTACTGGCTCACACGGTCCTTCCGATTTGTCACCAGTCTGCATGGCTGCAGCGCTGCACTTTGATCTGTGGGTCCCCAATTTCGGTGTCCAGGAATACATGGGTTATTCCGAACAAATGCTCGAAGTCTTCCCGCACAACTGGACTTTCGATAACGGCTATATGCATCCGGGAGACAAACCGGGTCTTGGCATCGAATTCGATGAAAAGCTGGCGGCGAAATATCCCTATGAACCTGCTTATCTACCAGTCGCACGTCTGGAAGATGGCACGCTGTGGAACTGGTAAGGAGTAAGATAATGAAAAGCATATTAATTGAAAAACCGAATCAACTGGCGATTGTCGAACGTGAAATACCCACCCCGTCAGCGGGTGAAGTACGAGTAAAAGTGAAACTTGCCGGAATTTGTGGTTCAGATAGCCATATTTATCGTGGGCATAATCCTTTTGCGAAATATCCGCGCGTCATTGGACATGAATTCTTTGGCGTCATTGATGCGGTGGGTGACGGCGTGGAAAGCGCCAGAGTCGGTGAACGTGTTGCTGTCGATCCGGTGGTCAGCTGTGGGCATTGCTATCCGTGCTCTATAGGTAAACCGAACGTTTGTACGACACTTGCTGTATTAGGTGTGCACGCTGACGGTGGTTTCAGTGAATATGCCGTGGTTCCGGCAAAAAATGCGTGGAAAATTCCTGAAGCAGTGGCCGATCAATATGCGGTGATGATCGAACCTTTTACCATTGCGGCTAACGTAACCGGACATGGTCAACCGACTGAAAATGATACCGTTCTGGTTTATGGTGCCGGTCCAATCGGCCTGACGATCGTTCAGGTATTAAAAGGCGTCTATAACGTTAAAAATGTGATTGTTGCCGATCGCATTGATGAACGACTGGAAAAAGCGAAAGAGAGCGGGGCAGACAGGGCGATTAATAACAGCCAGACACCGCTTGGCGAGATTTTCGCTGAAAAAGGCATCAAGCCGACATTAATTATCGATGCGGCTTGTCATCCTTCTATCCTGAAAGAGGCCGTTACGCTGGCTTCTCCAGCGGCACGTATTGTATTGATGGGCTTCTCCAGTGAACCGTCTGAAGTGATTCAGCAAGGAATTACCGGAAAAGAACTCTCTATTTTCTCTTCACGCTTAAATGCAAATAAATTTCCGGTTGTTATCGACTGGTTAAGTAAAGGGTTAATTAAACCAGAAAAATTAATTACCCATACGTTTGATTTCCAGCATGTTGCTGATGCCATTAGTTTATTTGAACAGGATCAAAAACATTGCTGCAAAGTCTTACTCACTTTTTCTGAATAATACCAATAACGGCGAGTAAGTAGTACGCATCTTACCTCTTTTTTAGAGATAACCATTATGACAATAGAAAAACATGAAAGAAGCACTAAGGATTTGGTGAAAGCAGCAGTATCGGGATGGCTGGGCACTGCGCTTGAATTTATGGATTTCAAGAGTCATGCGTGTTAACTATTTGATAAATATTAAATTAATTTTTCATTGATTCGTTATGGGGCATGGTTGGGGCAAACTCGCTTAACTGTGTATTTAACAAAGCTACCTGTGCATTATTGTTTTCAGACATCCATTTTCCGTATACCTGAAATACCATTTGCGCATCTGCATGGCCCATCTGGTTTGCTATAAATGCCGGGTTAGCACCAGCTGTCAGCGACCAGCAGGCATAAGTATGTCTCGACTGATATGATTTTCGATGGCGGAGTCCGGCACGTTTTATCGCTGCGTCCCACATCTGCCTTATTGAGTCAACGGTAAAATGGTCACCATAATTTTTTACTCTCGCTGACACTTCAGGTTGAAAAACAAAGGTGCATTTTTGTTTTTCTGTTCTGCCATACTCTCTGAGGTGAACATCAATGATATGCTCTTTGCTCAGTCTCGTTAATGTCATCTGACTCCGGAGAGCGTCGATTGCTGGCTTAATAAGATGAATGGCCCGATTGGTTCCCGCCTGTGTTTTTGGTACCGTGAAACGGTCTTTTGCTAAATTTCTCCTGATCATCATTGTTCCATTTTTCAGATCTATGTCCTCCCATCCAAGTGCACACAGCTCACCAGGGCGAACGCCAGTATAAACAGAAACACACCATAAATTTTTTGCTTGCTGATTTCTGCACGCATCGATAAGACGGATAAATTCCTCCCGCGAAAGAGGATCCGGAATGGTTCTTGATTCCTTTAATGGCGAGATCCCCTTAAACGGATTATCTGCCAGGTAACCGTTATCAACACCAAACTGGAACACGGCGTTAAGATTTGTCATGTAATTATTTACAGTTACAGCCGATCTCCCTGGTTGTGTAACAATATAGTTACTTTTGGGGATCTGGTATCCAGTCAGTAGCTCTTTACGAACCTCCAGTAATTTTTCTTTATTAATCGATGAGGCAAGATTTTTTTCACCGATTATGCTCAGGATATTTTTGATGACGGCACGGTATGTGTTGAGTGATGTTTTGGCGACTTCAGTTTCTTTCAGTGCCAGAAATTTTTCAGCCAGTTCTTTTATGGTTAAATCTTGTCGGGCCTCACCAAATTTTTCCAGATTGCGTGAGGAGGGAAACTGTTTTGCATAGTCGAAAACACCAGTTTTTATTGCGTAACAAACAGAGGAGCGTAGTTCACCTGCAACGCGCCTGTTTTTTGCTGTGTCAGGAACCCCCAGATTTTCCCTGACTCTTACGCCTTTATAAACAAACCAGATACGTAATTTCCCTCCATGGTTTTCCACGCCTGTCGGATATTTCATTTCAACTTCTCTCATTAGTTAGTGTGGCTTTTAGTCAAGTAAGATGACATCTTGGTCTCGCTGATGCTTGGCGCTCAATCCAGCGATCAATTTCTTCCAGGTTGTAAAAGCATGGACTGTTATCCCATGGCATACCGTCATGAGCGACATGCTTATATTCCCTTCCTTCCATAAACGATTTTTCCCGAGCCTTTTTTAACGTACCTTTTTTTATTCCTTTCAGCGCAATTAACTGCTCTTCGGATACCCATTTGCCGGGAGAGACAATCATGATTACTTCGCTCATCGATTTCTTTATCTCTTACATCAGACGAGCGCCGGTTGCAGAATACCAGTCACAACCGGCGACAGTTGAACATTAAGAATCAGCCTGACTCGGGATCAGTTTTTGCCAGATAACTGAAACGTATTTTGCCTGGTAACGGGCGTCATCAAGTGCATTATGGCGCTCACCTTCGAATGGAATAGCCGTTCTGGCATCGAAGTCTATGTCTTTCCCCAGCTCAACGATTGTGCGTACATCGCGATCGTTGTAGTAACGCCACGGGCAGGGGATCCCCTGCCGTTCATATGAACGGCGCAAAATCGTGTTGTCGAAGTTGGCTCCATTTCCCCAAACCTGAACAAAAAATTCACCGGAGTTTTCGTCGATAAATTCCCGCAATTGTAACAGTGCATCATCTAACGGGATTTCATCGGTCATAATGGCAGATTGCGCTTCGCGTGATTGCTTAAGCCACCATTTAATGGTGTCCCGATCAATGACTCCGCCAGCAGTTTCCAGATCGATAGTCTTACTAAATTCCGGTCCCATATCTCCGGTTTGCGGATCGAAAAATATTGCACCTATTGAGATGATCGGGGCATCAGGATTTTTTCCCATGGTTTCAAGGTCGATCATTAGATGGTCACACGTCCTGCTGGTGGATGTGATTTCGTGATGACCGTTCACCTTAATTGGGTGATCTGCCGTCTCGCCAGTTTCATTATCGCTATTGTGATGCTGATTGCCGCCAGTGTTCTCCTTGTGTGGATGTTCAGCGCCTTCCATTTCCTCCGGATCATCTTCCTGAACTTCAACCTGATACTCTTCATCGAATGTTTCTTGGTATGTTGCGTCGCCCATCACCGCGCCACAATCAGGGCAGTTGCCGCCGCCGGTCTGACCGCAGGCGGTGCAGACCTTTTCCACTTCCTGTTGCGCCACTGGTTCAGGCTGTTTCGTTTCTGGCTCGTTTTGTAACGCATTTGGACTGTTTTGTTCCGCTTTTTGGTAGTTCCGTTCCGATTCATGCTGGTTCTGGTTCACAGAATCGCGGGTCTGGATCCCCTTAACCCATTTCGGATCATTCGGGTCACTAATCCCTTCAACAAATTCACCACGTGATGCAGCAAGCAACTTATCGGCGTCAGGCTGGCTGATATTGGCTGCCTGCATAATTTTGTTTACTTCGTCAGCGGTAACTTTTATCGGCTCTGGTTGTTCTGAATCTTCAGCGGTATCTACATTTTGCGGTAAGCCCGTGTATGTGCCATTTTTTCGGGCAAAATATTCTTCTTTTGTGATTTCAGTGGCGCCAGCAGCCAGTGCCTTATCCAGACCAGAAAGTTTGTTTGCGCGACCGTATTTTTCTCCGTCCTTATCTGCGAAGAGGAAATAGAACGGCCCCTCACGCTCTACAGATGGTTCAGCTTCCGGCGCGGTTTCATTTTTTGGGATATCAGATACCTCAGTTTCCACTGCATCAGTTTGTGTTTCTGATGACTGGAGAACATCAACAGTGCCCAGGTCTGTTTCTTCATTCTCAAACACGCCCTTTGTCGTCAGGTATTCGCAGATATATTTGTTCAGTGCTACGGGATCTTTGTGAATGTCGATCGGACGCTCACGGACAAGGCCAAAAATAGTTTGGCGGTCGTAGCGAAGGGCATCAGGCTGTTTGCGCATTGATGCCGAGATACGCTTCCAGTCTTCGCGGTCGTTGTCGATAACTTCTTTTTTTGCCCAGCGATGGATGCTGCCGTCAATGTTTCCGGCATCCACATCACCAGGCCAGAGAGCGTAGGCCAGTTCGTCATCCAGTGTTTTCCATGTCTGCTTGTATTCGCGATGAATGGCAGCAATGACCGGGCTGATTTTTCCTGTTGAATTTTCAGTGTACTGTTGATTGGCTCTGGCGCGGGCGAGATCAACAACAGACGTGTATTTTCCGGTTTCCTTGCGTTCACCTTCGCGACGTTTTTTCCAGATGCGCATCTCTGCCTGAATTTCGGGCCATTTAGCACCAGGAATACATTTATGCTTAACCCACCCAATGGCGTGCAACTTAAGCTCCGGATACATGGCGTTAACTTCTGGCATTTTCATCAACGCTTCAACGATATGTCCGTCGAATGTTGCCATGTCTTCCTGCAACAATTCCTGTGCGCTAATAACCATATCAACGGTGATGTTTTCACATGTGTCGAACTTAACCATGACAGCGTTCTGTACTTCAGGGGCCAGCTTGTCAAAAGTGACGTTCATCGGATCGGATTCAGTCTCAACCGGGACAAAAGAAGCAGACTCCTCATCCCAGCGGTTTTCCTGCATATATTCAGCATCCCATGAATCGAGGGCAGGGCGGGGTATGCCAGGTTTATCCTCGCAGACAATAAATTTATAAGCGCAGTCCTGAGCAGCCGGATAATGTTCCAGGAATTGCCAGTGAAATTTTGCTCGAGCACGGCGTTCGTCGCCAGCTTCAATGGCTGTGGCTACAGCCACAGCGCCTTCTTCCCTTGTTGCCAGTTCGTCAGGAATAGCGGCGCAAATAAAGACTTTACTCATTTTGTTTTAACCTCATGACAGATTTAAGGATGAACAAATCCCTGCCATTGCTGGCATATAAGAATGAAACCGGATATTTATTACGGAACTGTTTTAAAGACCTGCCGGGATTTCGATATTATCCTGGTGAATAACTTTATCGACCGGGTAACAGTTACCGGGAATTTTCTGTTCGGTTGCTGCAGTCATACACTCCTGCATTGTCCTGTGAACACTGACTGCAATATCAACTGGCACTCCGGAAACAAGAAAAACTGTCAGAACAAGCGCAAATGCTGAATTCATTGTGCACATCCTTTTGGCATCAGACGTAAACGAGCCAGCATTGAAACAATGCATATTTTATTTAATAGCTCCCGTTCTTGTTTTCTCTTGTTAATGGCATCTTCAGTAAATACAGGGTTACTGATAGTGACACCAATTTCAAAACAACCTTCAGACGTATTAACGTTTGGTAATAACGTTTTCATTATCGCGTCCTCAACAATGAATTTTGTGATGCAGTGCCTGGTGCCTCCAGGTGACGTTAACCAGTTAACAATTAACGTCGGATACAGAGAATCCACCCATAACACTGTTTTTGGTTTTAACTGTTCCGCGTGCGCTTAGCCGCATTCACCGCATCACAAAATTCACTTTAAAAACGGCGGCAGAGCAGTCACGGAGTAAAACTGATACCGCCAAACGTCACCAGAAAATTGATAACAGAGGGCGTTGCAGCGGGGTTGTCACTTAAGCGTATGGTCAACCTGACAACTCGGTGTCCTCAACGGGGAAGGAATAACCCCGCCATACTTACCGCCGCGCCATTTTGCGGGTTGCCACAACCGGAAGCGCACGGTCGAATTAAATTTAACGACACCGTACAGCGAGACGAACTTCGCCGTGCGCTTTCGTGTTGTGTGCCTGCTTTTAACCACGTCAGGCGAGGTGGTATCCTTAAAATCACCACAGTTTTAAGGATTCATTAAGCAATGTCGCAACCACCAATAAATCCGCTTAAGAACATGAAAATTGATTACTGGTATAAAGCGCTTACAGTTGTTGGCGCTGCGTTGTTTGTCTTTAATGGAACGTCTTTTTTTGACAGATATCCCGTTGTTCCATTGGGTTTTTTGTCCTCCGGCATCTTTTTTATTGGTTTGGGGGAGTGGATTAATCACCCTCTCAAAGTGAGATTTATTGGTCCTGGAGTTTGGACTCGTGGATATAATAGTTCTTCGTGCGCACTCGGTATCATCTTCGACATACTTGGTTGTTTCCTGATTGTTACAGGAGTCGTCAAGTTCTTCTGATGTAAAACCGCAAATGGGGCACGTAACGGGAATTTTGAAAAGCGTTTCTCAGGGTTCCAGAACAAAATTTTCTGCGGTCTGATTTTGCTTCTCATATTTGTGCTCCGCGTCATTGTGAGAGCACATTCTTATTCTGAGTGCCTGTTTAAACTCACTGAAGCTGAGAGCTTCTTCGCCTTCGGCAAGGCCTTCGAAGTATTCTTCGTAAGCCTTTTCCATGATTGTGTCGAAATCCATATCACTCACCTGAGTTTCTTTCCAGCCAGCGACGGGCACCATTTTCGGTTTTAAACGTTTTGCTTTTGGTATACGTCATCGCGGTGAACGTACCGTCCTAGTTGGGGAATACGCCACATACCAGAGATTCGTTGTTGCCAAGATCGATAGTATCCATGCTGACCTCATTTCCCCTTAACGCCGGGGTAGCGGAACTGTTTGCTGAGAACACCGTGCGGTGTCTTGATGGAGGTAATTTAGTTTTCTCATTGTTTTTCGTCAAGGTTTTTTGATGAGAAAACTCAAGTATTGGCGCAAGATAAAGCCAATACATTGAAATGTAAGGCTTTAAAATTTTGTGAAGGGATGATTATTGATGCTTGTTGCGTTTGCGAGCCTCTAATAGCTCGGTGAACAGGCGATTAAAATTCTCAACGCGGGCGCGGAGTTCGCTGAGTTGTGCTTGTTGCTCTGATTTAGGAAGTGCGCGATACAAACGCAGCATCTCTAACTCATCTTCCGATAAGTCTAAGGCACTATCGAGTGAAACAGGGGGAGCTGGTGTTTTGTCCTCGTCGCCAAACAGTATCCAGGTTGGTGAACATTGCAATACCTCGGCGAGGCGATGCAAATTTTGCCCGCGCGGGGCTGTATGGTCACTTTCCCATAATGAAATTGATGAGCCAGATACGCCAGCAGCTTTGCTTAAACCGTTTTGACTTAAGCCTACCTGCTTACGTCTTTCTCTAATGCGTTGACCTAAAGTTTTCTCGTTCATATTTAGATATCTTAATAACCCTTGGCTTGAGATTCCTTGAGTGATTAGCATTGAGAAAACTCAATATTGGAGGTGCGATGTTTAAATCAGACGTAATTAATTTTTACGGTACGAAAGCCAAAGTAGCGAAAGCTGCTGGCGTTGACCCATCTGCTGTTTCTCAATGGCAAGAGCTGGTTCCTGAAGGTCGCGCGATGCGTCTACAGGAGGCATCTGGCGGCGAGCTTCAGTATGATCCCAAGGTTTATGACGAATATCGTAAGACGAAGCGGGCGGGGCGGTTGAACAATGAAAATCACTCCTGAACAGGCTCGTGAGGCTCTGGATGCCTGGATATGTCGACCAGGAATGACACAGGAGCAGGCGACGATATTAATCACTGAAGCATTCTGGGCTTTGAAAGAGCGCCCGAACATCGATGTTCAGCGTGTCACAGATGAAGGTGGCGCGGTTGATCAGCGAGCGCTTGGCGTTAATCGAGTGAAGATATTCGAACGCTGGAAGGCTATCGACACCAGGGATAAGCGTGAAAAGTTCACGGCGCTAGTGCCTGCAATTATGGAGGCTATCCGGATTAATGATTTCAGGTTGTATCGTGAAATTAGTGACGGAAAAAGCATCACGTACATGATCGCCGGGTTAAACAAAGAATATGGCGATGTGGTGGAGTCCGGACTGCTTTTTGCTGATCCTGCCGTAGTGGATCGTGAAACTGACGAACTTATAGAAAAAGCAATTGCTTTCAAACTTGCGTATCGACAGCAATACCAACAAAAAGCTGGATGGAATTATGAGCCTTCTTTTTGCTGAACGCCCACTGGTTATAAACACACAGCTTGCGATGAAGATTGGCTTAAATGAAGCCATTGTGTTGCAGCAGTTGCATTACTGGTTGAGAGATACCAATTCCGGTATGGAATGTGATGGTGTTCGCTGGATTTACAACACAACGGAACAATGGCTGGAACAGTTCCCATTCTGGTCAGAGTCAACGTTAAAGCGCGCGTTTGCAAGTCTGAAAACGCTGGGGCTTTTGCGTTGTGAAAAGCTCAATAAATCAAAGCGCGATATGACCAATTTCTACACGATCAACTACGGGAGCGAGCTTTTAGATGATGGCAAATTGAGCGAATCCATCGGTTCAAAATGCGCCGCTCCATCAGGTCAAAATGACACGATGGAAGAGGTCAAAATGAAACGCTCCATTGGTTCAAAACGATCCAATGTCATCGGGTCAAAATGGCCTGATGATCTTACAGAGAATACAACAGAGATTACTACAGAGAATAAAAACACTTTTCGTCCGGAAGCTTCGCAACCGGACCCGCAGACGACTGAACAGGATTTTTTAACCCGGAACTCCGACGCGGTTGTGTTTAGTGCGAAAAAACGCCAGTGGGGTAGCAGGGAGGATTTGGCGTGTGCGCAGTGGATCTGGGGGCGGATCGTGGGCCTCTACGAACAGGCAGCCAGTGATGATGGCGAGATCATGAGACCAAAAGAGCCTAACTGGACTGTCTGGGCCAATGACGTGCGCACAATGCGGATGCTGGATGGCAGAAGCCACAGACAAATTTGCGAAATGTTTGGTCGGGTTCAGCGAGATCCATTCTGGGTAAAAAACATCATGAGCCCGTCAAAGCTCCGCGAAAAATGGGACGAACTGGTCATCCGCCTGGGACGTTCACCTGTACAGCGTTGTGTTAATCATATTTCTGAACCGGATACAGAAATTCCGCCTGGTTTCAGAGGATAAGTGTTGATTTCAGGTCATGAGGTAATTTTAAGGGGGACTTGTGGCAAAAGTTTTTACACAAGAAGAGCGGGAAAAAATTAAAGGGCAGGTGGTGGAACTCGTGCGCCAGAGCGGTCGTGAGACGTTACGGCAACTGGAAGCTAAAACAGGTGCGACTAGATATCTGATGAGCGTTCTTGCCAGAGAGCTGGTAGCCAGTGGCGATGTATACAACTCCGGCTACGGGTTATTCCCGTCTGAACAGGCGCGTAAGGACTGGCAAAACGCCCGCAAAAAACTCTCGAGGGCAAAGGTGAAGAAACCTGCTGTGGTTGATCCGGACCTTATCTGGTCATTACCTGACGGAGAAATACGCCGCTACGACAGTCGTCTAAACATAATCTGTCGCGAGTGCCGGAAGAGCGAAGTTATGCAGCGTGTTCTGACGTTTTATCAGGGGAATTATCGGGAGGTGATGCTGTGAGTACATCGGCTACCATTCTCGACATGTGCTGTGGCAGTCGCATGCTCTGGTTCGATAAGAATGACGAATGGTCGATATTTAGCGATATCAGGAAAGAGGAACATTCGCTATGTGATGGACGTCACCCGATTATTAATCCCGACATTATCGCTGATTTTCGTGCGCTGCCGTGGTTGTCTGCTTTGCATCAAAAGCAGACATTACCAGATTTAGACATCTGTTTCCGATAGCCCGTTCTGATGCTACACTTTTTGCTATTTTCATGAACCTCATAAACACATTTATGACTGTTGCTGATTTCAAACGCCCCAAATTGGAGCTCCCAAACGGGGCAAAAAAACTATTACTGCACTCTTGCTGTGCTCCATGTTCCGGTGAAGTGATGGAGGCGCTTCAGGCCTCGGGAATCGACTACACCATCTTTTTCTACAACCCGAACATTCATCCTCAGAAAGAGTATTTAATTCGTAAGGATGAGAATATTCGCTTTGCTAAACAACACGGCGTGCCATTTATTGATGCTGATTACGACACAGACAACTGGTTTGAGCGAGCCAAAGGAATGGAATGGGAGCCTGAACGAGGGATCCGTTGTACCATGTGTTTTGACATGCGTTTTGAGCGGACTGCACTGTATGCCGCTGAAAATGGTTTCAGTGTGATCAGTAGCTCACTGGGCATTTCACGCTGGAAAAATATGCAGCAGGTTAACGACTGTGGACGGCGAGCCGTCGCGCATTATCCGGGCATGGTGTACTGGGATTATAACTGGCGAAAACAGGGCGGCTCTTCCCGCATGATTGAAATCAGCAAGCGCGAACAATTCTATCAGCAGGAATATTGTGGCTGCGTGTATTCACTGCGCGATACCAATCTACACCGCAAATCTCAGGGACGCCCTCTAATCAAAATTGGTCAACTGCACTACGGTAAGGAAGGACAGGAATGATTTTATATTATGCCAACGGAGCGTAGCAGTGTTTCTATATATAGTACGCCTACCTTAATTTTCAAATAATCATGATTAATGAGCAGGTCATCAGTGCAAGCAATGACCTGCTCATCTTGTTGAAATTAGAGGAAATCTTGCAGCCATGATATGGCTTAAAATAACGTTTGATTATTTTACCTGCTGTTTGTCCCTGGTTTAAAGTCGGTTGTCTGATTTGATTACGCGCAACTGACGCTTACGTATTGAAGTAACGAGCACGAAGACACATATTTATCAGTGCCTGTATACGTCAAGAGCAGGAGATTTATGTGCTGGTTCTCAAATGCACGCTGGCTATTGTGGCTGTAATGGCAATTTATTGTCTTGTTATTGTTCTTATGGATCACCTTTCTGATTGATTTCATATTGGCGAGGTAACGGTAGTTAAGTAGAATGGCTGCGGGTGCTTGAGGCTATCTGCCTCGGGCATGAACACCAACGGCAGATAGAGAAAAGCCCCAGTTAACATTACGCGTCCTGCAAGACGCTTAACATTAATCTGAGGCCAATTTCATGCTAGACACATGTAGGTTAGCCTCTTACGTGCCGAAAGGCAAGGAGAAGCAGGCTATGAAGCAGCAAAAGGCGATGTTAATCGCCCTGATCGTCATCTGTTTAACCGTCATAGTGACGGCACTGGTAACGAGGAAAGACCTCTGCGAGGTACGAATCCGAACCGGCCAGACGGAGGTCGCTGTCTTCACAGCTTACGAACCTGAGGAGTAAGAGACCCGGCGAGGGAGAAATCCCTCGCCACCTCTGATGTGGCAGGCATCCTCAACGCACCCGCACTTAACCCGCTTCGGCGGGTTTTTGTTTTTATTTTCAACGCGTTTGAAGTTCTGGACGGTGCCGGAATAGAATCAAAAATACTTAAGTAGCGCGCAGGGATAAGAGGGATGGTCCCTTAAAGGGGAGAGCTAATTATCCGGAAGGATTCTGATGATGAACATCGAAGAACTGCGTAAAATTTTTTGTGAAGATGGCCTCTATGCTGTGTGCGTTGAAAATGGAAACATTGTTAGTCATTACCGCATTCTGTGTTTGCGAAAGAATGGGGCTGCGTTAATTAATTTTGTGGATGCTCGGGTCACGGACGGATTTATCTTGCGCGAAGGTGAGTTTGTCACTTCATTACAGGCACTGAAAGAGATCGGAATAAAAGCAGGCTTTTCAGCTTTTGCAGAAGAATAAACTCATCTACAATCTTGCGCGGGGCTGAACTCCCGCTGAGTAACACCGTGCCACCGGAGAAAACCGATGGCACGCAACGTAAAATATTACAATTCTGATAATTCGCCCGTTCTTGTCTGCACGCACGAGCGGTATTCTCACGCATTCAAGTCTGAATGGTTCCAACACCCTCCATGCACTGAAGAGCAGGCTGAATGGATAATTCAGTGTTACCGCAGGCGCGGATACGAGGTTAAGAAAGCCCTTAGCCTCGACTACCGTCACTGGATAATCTCAGTCAGATTGCCTTACTCCGAACGCCCACCACGTGCGTCCCGCACTTTCCAGCAACGGATCTGGAGGTAACGTGCGGGTATTACTTAGACCTGTTCTGGTGCCTGAGCTTGGGCTGGTGGTCCTTAAGCCGGGCCGTGAATCCATACAGATATTTCATAATCCTCGAGTGCTGGTGGAACCGGAACCAAAAAGCATGCGTAATCTGCCATCCGGAGTCGTTCCTGCCGTTCGCCAGCCGCTGGCGGAAGACAAAACATTGCTGCCGTTTTTTAGTAACGAACGGGTGATTCGTGCTGCTGGCGGCGTTGGCGCATTGTCTGACTGGCTATTACGTCATGTTACATCCTGCCAGTGGCCTAATGGCGATTACCATCACTCTGAAACAGTCATTCACCGTTATGGTACCGGCGCAATGGTGTTGTGTTGGCACTGCGACAACCAACTGCGTGACCAGACATCGGAATCACTGGATCTGCTTGCTCAACAAAATCTGACAGCATGGGTGATTGACGTCATCCGTCACGCAATAAGCGGTACGCAGGAACGTGAATTATCTCTGGCTGAATTATCCTGGTGGGCGGTCCGCAATCAGGTGGCGGACGCGCTACCGGAAGCGGTATTACGTCGTTCGCTGGGATTACCAGCGGAAAAAATCTGCTCGGTGTACCGCGAGAGCGACATCGTACCGGGAGAGCAGACCGCCACCAGCATATTGAAACAACGCACAAAAAATCTTGCACCGTTGCCTTACGCCCACCAGCAACAAAAACTACCACAGGAAAAGACGGTGGTAAGCATCACCGTTGATCCAGAGTCTCCGGAATCTTTCATGAAGCTGCCTAAACGTCGCCGCTGGGTTAAGGAGAAATACACACGTTGGGTTAAGACACAGCCGTGTGCTTGCTGCGGTATGCCAGCCGACGATCCGCATCATCTGATTGGTCACGGGCAGGGCGGAATGGGAACAAAAGCACATGATCTCTTTGTGTTGCCTTTGTGCAGAAAGCATCACAACGAGCTGCATAGGGATACAGTGGCATTTGAAGAGAAGTATGGCTCCCAACTGGAGCTGATATTTCGTTTTATCGATCGCGCGCTGGCAATTGGCGTACTGGCGTAAGTGGAGAACGAGCATGAACCTTGAAGCCTTACCAAAATATTACTCCCCAAAATCTCCAAAATTGAGCGATGACTCTCCAGCGACAGGCACCGGTTGTTTAACAATTACGGATGTAATGGCAGCGCAGGGGATGGTGCAGTCGAAAGCACCACTTGGGTTGGCCTTATTTCTGGCAAAAGTTGGTGTTCAGGACCCTCAGTTTGCGATTGAAGGCCTGCTAAATTACGCGATGGCACTGGATAACCCGACATTGAACAAATTGAGTGAAGAAATCCGGTTACAGATTATTCCTTACCTCGTGAGTTTTGCCTTTGCTGATTACTCCAGGTCTGCGGCAAGTAAGGCTCGCTGTGAGCATTGTTCAGGTACGGGATTTTATAATGTATTGCGCGAAGTGGTGAAACACTACAGACGCGGGGAATCTGTAATCAAGGAAGAATGGGTGAAGGAACTATGTCAGCATTGCCATGGTAAGGGCGAAGTCAGCACAGCGTGCAGAGGGTGTAAGGGTAAAGGGATTGTTCTGGATGAAAAAAGAACCCGGTTTCATGGCGTACCGGTATATAAGATTTGTGGGCGTTGTAATGGAAACCGGTTTAGTCGTTTACCGACCACGCTGGCACGACGTCATGTCCAGAAGCTGGTACCAGACCTGACCGATTATCAGTGGTATAAGGGGTATGCGGACGTCATTGATAAACTGGTAACAAAGTGCTGGCAGGAAGAAGCATACGCGGAAGCGCAATTGAGGAAGGTGACGAGATAAATGATTTTTGCTGAAGATGGCGACATGATGTTTGCATTTTTCAAAAAACATGGATAAGATTTTCTCAACGATGGGCTTTGTGTATCCGACGTTTAGAAAAAAGTAGAAAACCCGCTGATAAGCGGGTTTTTGTGCTTTAAATGGGGCAATAGAGATATTGAATCTCATCCCGGGATAAACATTGGGAGTTGAAGGTCCACGCGAACCATTTATCCGGCAAAATTCCACGCGTAATCCTGTGGTAATTTCTTCTGCATCTCGAAGATTGAGAGCTGAAACGTGAAGCTGGGCATCGATACGCCATCGGATGGGAATATAAGACCTTTGCTGCTTTTGTAGTCAAAGTTTTTGACAATTCCTGTCATTTTAGGGGACAGAAAAACTCCTTAATACTGATAACCTGGTGCACCATACACACGTTCCTGGAGAAAACTACTTTGTTGATAGGGTTGAAGGTGTCTGGATGTCTAAAATAAACATTGCTTCATATGTTCAACTATGAGTTAATGACTGCGTCGGTTTGAAGAACAGACGATATACGAAGTAGTTTACTAAAGCAGTTCTCATTTCAGGTGTTATTCACTTATTCCTTCTTTGAGTCTCTCCAATTAAGTACGAAGTCGTTTCTGTTATGCAAACCATTTATGCCGAAAGGCTCAAGTTAAGGAATGTAGAATGTCAAATAAAATGACTGGTTTAGTAAAATGGTTTAACGCTGATAAAGGTTTCGGCTTTATTTCTCCTGTTGATGGTAGTAAAGATGTGTTTGTGCATTTTTCTGCGATTCAGAATGATAATTATCGAACCTTATTTGAAGGTCAAAAGGTTACCTTCTCTATAGAGAGTGGTGCTAAAGGTCCTGCAGCAGTAAATGTCATCATTACTGATTAAAATTCATCGCTCGTCTGTATACGATAACGAAGAAGGCTGATGCCTGAGTAGAGATACGGACAGAGTAGTGAATATTGGATTTCTTTAATAAAAATTAAGGAGGTCCAATACATGAAACAATGGCCAGCATATTTGGCAAAATCTTAATCAGGAAAAGTATGCTAACCATTGTGGTGAAGTGCAGGTTTGCTGCATGAATAGTTTTACAGCAGAAGCTAACTGCTGGCATGGCAAAACAAAGTGCGTAAGTGGATGACTCCCACAAAAAGCACCACAATCTCAAACCCGCTCAGGCGGGTTTTTTATTATCTGCTTTAAATATATTATTAAAATATAAAAATACTTGTTACTAATAAAATCAATCAGGCTACAGCTTTAAGATTTGTCTGGAATACTTTGTTGCAATGAGGGCAGATCAAAAGGGCACCTTTTTGTACTCTTGAAAAACTGTGTTCTGACTCTTGGGTGCAGTTTGGGCAGGAACATTTAACGAGATAATTACGGCGTGATTTTGAGTCTTTACGTTCTGACATAGGCTTTTCCTGTATAAATGGCCGTATACAGTACACTAAATATGAAAACATTTCTCGTATTATTATTTTATATATGACTTTCTTTCAAAATAATTACTCACATTTTTAATGTGTATGTTTCTTTAGCGCCGTTGAGAACAACGTGTGCTGTCAAAACTACCCCGTAGACTCCGATCTTTTCAAACATATTGCACCATCCGTGTACATCGGGGTGAGGATATGAAATCAATGGATAAGTTAACAACAGGTGTTGCCTATGGCACATCGGCGGGTAATGCTGGTTTCTGGGCATTGCAGTTACTCGATAAAGTAACTCCGTCACAGTGGGCTGCAATCGGTGTGCTGGGTAGCCTGGTTTTTGGCCTGCTGACGTATCTGACAAATCTTTATTTCAAGATTAAAGAAGACAGGCGTAAGGCTGCGAGAGGAGAGTAATCCAATGACTCAAGACTATGAACTGGTTGTGAAAGGAGTCCGTAATTTTGAGAATAAAGTTACGGTAACTGTAGCCTTACAGGACAAAGAACGCTTTGACGGTGAAATTTTTGGCCTGGATGTCGCCATGGACCGTGTTGAAGGAGCTGCGCTGGAGTTTTATGAGGCAGCAGCCAGAAGGAGCGTCCGGCAAGTCTTCCTGGAAGTAGCAGAAAAATTGTCAGAAAAAGTTGAGTCTTATCTGCAGCATCAGTACTCCTTTAAGATTGAAAATCCTGCCAATAAGCACGAGCGTCCTCATCATAAATATATATGAACACAAAAATCAGATACGGCCTGTCGGCTGCCGTTCTGGCGCTGATTGGTGCTGGCGCATCTGCTCCTCAGATACTTGACCAGTTTCTGGACGAAAAAGAAGGTAACCACACAATGGCATACCGCGATGGTTCTGGTATATGGACCATCTGTCGGGGTGCCACAGTGGTGGATGGAAAAACCGTTTTTCCCAATATGAAACTGTCGAAGGAAAAATGCGACCAGGTCAACGCCATTGAGCGTGATAAGGCGCTGGCATGGGTGGAGCGCAATATTAAAGTACCACTGACCGAACCACAAAAAGCGGGTATCGCGTCATTTTGTCCCTATAACATTGGTCCCGGTAAGTGTTTCCCGTCGACGTTTTATAAGCGGCTGAATGCTGGTGATCGTAAAGGTGCATGCGAAGCGATTCGCTGGTGGATTAAGGATGGCGGACGCGATTGCCGCATTCGTTCAAATAACTGTTACGGTCAGGTTATTCGTCGTGACCAGGAGAGCGCATTAACCTGCTGGGGGATAGAACAGTGAATCAGATATTCATGGTGATTTTTCTCGTGTTGTCAGGATTTATCGTCGGAAATGTCTGGAGCGACCGAGGATGGCAAAAAAAATGGGCGGAACGTGATGCTGCCGCATTATCACAAGAGGTAAATGCTCAATTTGCTGCTCGAATAATTGAACAGGGGCGAACTATAGCCCGTGATGAGGCTGTTAAAGATGCGCAACAGAAATCTGCTGAAATTTCTGCCAGGGCTGCTTATCTGTCTGATAGTGTTAACCAGTTGCGTGCCGAAGCAAAAAAATATGCCATACGCCTTGACGCAGCGAAGCATACCGCAGATCTTGCCGCTGCCGTCAGAGGCAAAACAACCAAAACCGCCGAAGGAATGCTCACCAACATGCTCGGAGATATTGCAGCAGAAGCTCAGCTTTATGCTGAAATTGCTGACGAACGCTACATCGCAGGAGTGACTTGTCAACAGATCTATGAATCTTTAAGAGATAAAAAGCATCAAATGTAGGGTAATATTAAATCGGAACATTTACATCGCGGAATGTAAAATTTAAATAAAAAGGACTCTTCCATGAGCCAAAATTCCTGAAATCTTAAGGGTAAGATAAAAGGTCTTAATCAGAATGACACGTTTTATTAATAAATAAAGCTATTCTTTCATTGCTGTGTTTTTCTTTACAAAAGTAATCCTTGCTATGGGTGGTTAATCATGCGTTAATGGTGTTCTGGTTTGTTACAAATTTATCTGAAGCAGTCATTGTTATAATTTTATTATTTGTACCTCTTGAGATTTCCTTGTTGGTTTTTCTCTCTGATATTTTTTTCGGACCATTCTGCCCAAGGGCTAATTTCTTCAAAAGGTAATAATTATGTCTAACAAAATGACTGGTTTAGTGAAATGGTTTAACCCTGAAAAAGGTTTTGGTTTCATCACGCCGAAAGATGGCAGCAAAGATGTGTTTGTCCATTTCTCAGCAATTCAGAGCAACGATTTCAAAACATTAACTGAGAATCAGGAAGTTGAATTTGGTATTGAGAACGGACCTAAAGGTCCTGCCGCTGTTCATGTAGTGGCGCTTTGAGGTAGACAATATTACAAACCATATTCACTTTAGATGCCCGTGTTGTCATGGTTCCCAGTATAGAACATCATCTTTTGATGTTTCTGACATGAATCCTTTCGGGGCAAAATGTATCTTTTGTAAATCAATGATGATTACATTTGATAATATTTCACAATACTTAAATGCCAGCCGTCTGTCGTTGGATTTAAAAAAGTGAAAATGAAGGCTCCTTCGGGAGCTTTTTTGCTTGGTGTCTATTCGATGGATACTCACATACTACGGTAACATCATGAAAAAAATCATAGTTTTTTTTAACTCTGAACCAGCAGTGGTAGTGCCAGCGATGACTGGAGTTAACACCATCATGCGTGAATATCCAAATGGCGAAAAAACACACCTTACTGTAATGGCCGCAGGGTTTCCATCTCTGACCGGAGATCATAAAGTCATTTATGTAGCCGCGGATCGACATGTCACTTCAGAAGAAATTCTGGAAGCAGCAATAAGGCTCTTGAGTTGATTTGATGCTATTGCATTGATAATTCAGGAAAATTCTCTTTGTCTGTTTGTGTAAAATTTAGACTATCGTATGTTGATTATTGCGATGTTTCATCTTATCTTTTACACGTTTGCACCATATAATCGACTTACTGTGTAACTGGAAAGTCATAACAGACTAAAAGAGGAAATGATGAATATTGAAGACTTAAAAACAAAAGCAGAAGCAGATATTTCTGAATATATAACAAAAAAAATTATTGAACTTAAGAAAAAGACCGGGAAAGAAGTTACCAGTATTCAGTTTACCGCACGGGAAAAAATGACGGGTCTTGAAAGCTATGATGTCAAGATTAATTTAATCTGATGTATTCAATAATAAAATTTATCCATAAACCTCGTTTTTACGGGGTTTTGTTATATTTGAATGGTTCCGAATATCTAAATCACAATTGTTGATGGTTTTTATTAAACCAATGCAGTCCGGCTCAGGAGTGAGAGAAGCCGGACGTTATGGTTTAGCGTGGTAAGATCTGTGTAGTTTTCTGGATGCTTTCAGTAAATAGTAATGAGTTATCAAAGGCATAGTAATATCTTTGGTGTTCCTGGATATTTGTAACCCATCGGAAAACTCCTGCTTTAGCAAGATTTTCCCTGTATTGTTGAAATGTGATTTCTTTTGATTTCAACTTATTATAGGAGGTCTCTATAAGATGTTTGTTTCTGGAGAATTTAACATTTACAACCTTTTTGAGTCCTTTTACTAACACTATGTTGTCGTTTTCTAACACAATGTGAATATTATCTGTGGCTAAATAGTAAATATAAAGTGAGACATTGTGACGTTTTAGCTCAGAATAAAATAATTCACAGTTTAAATCTTTACGCACTTGATCGAATATTTCTTTAAAAATGGCAGCCTGAGCCATTGGTAAACCTTCCATGTGATACGATAGCGCGTAGTTTGCATTATCGTGTTTATTGTTTCAATCTGGTCTGACCTCTTTGTGTTTTGTTGATGATTTATGTCAAATATTAAGCCTGTTTTTAATGAATAGTGTTGATTGCGTAACAAAGTTGAGCCTTGCTGGCATCCAGGAGGGATATGCAACCGACAGATGTATGTAAGGTCGATGTACTCAAACTTTCATACTTTTCCTCTTTTATGCAGAAAGATTTGAAGTAATATTTTAACCGCTAGATGACGAGCAAACGCATGGAGCGACAAAATGAATAAAGAACAATCTGCTGATGAACTCTCGTTGGATCTGATTCGTGTAAAAAATATGCTTAATAGCACCATTTCTATGAGTTACCCGGATGTTGTAATTGCATGTATAGAACATCAGGTGTCTCTGGAAGCATTCAGGGCAATTGAGGCAGCGTTGGTGAAGCACGATAAGAATTCGAAGGATTATTCCCTGGTGGTTGACTGAGCACCATAACTGCTAATCATTCAAACTATTTCACCTGTGACAGAGTCAATGTCGCATTCTGTCACTGTCATGCTAATACAGAGCTGCAATTCAACTACTGCAATGTCCTCGTAATTAGGTGAATTTACAATATCGTCCTGTTCGGATGCCGGCTGCATTGCTGAAGATGAGGCATTTATGGTTCGCATATTTTCCCCTCATGCTCGTCAGTCCTGTGCGTAGGAAGAAACAGGACACTCACACTAATTTGTGTGGGCATGCTGTGATGTCCTTCTGAATTATTCCTATGCCATTATGTAAAGCGCTGTATCAGATGCTCGTCACGGCTGTCAGGCTGTCGGGTCCTCCCGGTGGGGCCCCTGCCACGGGGCGGGAGCGTCGCGGAAAAAGGCTAGTTTTTGAAATTTTATTCGTCATCACCACTACTGTAATTGATTGATATTACAGTTGTTTTATTTTTATGGTGTCGATTCTGATTGTTTTTTGTTCATCACTAACACCGTTTGCCTAAAGTTGTTCGCAAGATGCATGTTTAAAACATTCTGGAGCGGGTATGGATCGAGAGTTAAAAAATCTGACGCTGAATATCAGTCAACTGGCGGCATTGTCAGGTGTACATCGCCAGACTGCTGCGGCAAGGCTGCAAAATCTACCCGTTGCAGGGGGGCATGAAAGCAACCTCAAGCTTTATCGGGTGGTTGATATTGTGTCGGCATTTCTGGCATTACCACCGCCGGTTGCAGAAGGCGAAATGGACGCGCATGAGCGCAAAGCCTGGTATCAGTCTGAACGTGAGCGTCTTAAGTTCGAACAGGAAACGGCACAACTCATTCCGGCCAGTGATGTCAGACGGGAGTTTGCCATCTGGGCAAAAGCGGTCGTGCAGGTGCTGGAGACATTACCGGATATTCTTGAACGTGACTGCGGTCTGCAGCCTGCCGCTGTGAGCCGTGTTCAGTCCATTATTGATGATCTGCGCGATCAGATAGCCCTGCGGGTGACTGAAGCAGGTGCGGATGATGAGGAGGAATTACAGCAGGAGGAGTAATGCTGAATCAGGAAACCGCAAAGGCAGCACGAACCGATTCAGGTTATATCCTTCGCGCACCGAGACGAATGCGGGTTGCTGATGCCGTTGCTCAGTATATGCGGGTGCCCATGGGGGCAGGGAACTCAGTCCCGTGGGATCCGCTGGTGGCACCGTATGTTATTGAGCCTATGAACTGCCTGGCCTCGCGTGAATACGACGCAGTGATATTTGTTGGCCCGGCACGAACCGGCAAGACTATCGGCCTGATTGACGGCTGGGTGATTTACAACGTGATTTGCGATCCTGCTGATATGCTGATCATTCAGATGACGGAGGAAAAAGCCCGCGAACACTCCAAAAAACGACTCGCCAGAACGTTTCGCGTCAGCCCGGAAGTGGTCAGTCGCCTGAGTCCGAACAAAAATGACAACAACGTTTATGACAGAACATTCCTTGCTGGCAACTACCTGAAAATCGGCTGGCCGTCAGTCAATATCATGTCTTCATCAGATTATAAATGCGTGGCGCTGACGGATTATGACCGTTTTCCGGAAGATATTGATGGTGAGGGGGATGCCTTCTCTCTTGCCTCAAAACGTACCACCACATTTATGTCCAGTGGTATGACGCTGGTGGAGAGTTCCCCCGGCAGGGATGTGAAGGATGTGAAATGGCGACGGACTTCACCGCATGAGGCTCCACCAACCACGGGGATCCTGTCGCTCTATAACCGTGGCGATCGCCGTCGCTGGTACTGGCCCTGTCCACACTGTGGTGAGTATTTTCAGCCCTGCGGCGATGTGGTTGCTGGTTTCCGTGATATTGCCGATCCTGTGCTGGCAAGTGAGGCGGCTTATATTCAGTGTCCTTCCTGTTCAGGACGGATTTTGCCTGAACAAAAACGCGAGCTGAACGGACGTGGGGTCTGGTTACGGGATGGTGAATCCATCAATGCAGATGGCAGTCGTTATGGTGATCCCCGGCGTTCACGTATTGCGTCATTCTGGATGTAGGGTACATTTCTTACCTGTTTGTATGTTCTGGTGTCGTTTCATAGTCTTTTCAATGAGTTGTGATTTTATGAGTTTCCTCTCTTTGCTTGATAATGAGTTAGTTTATCGCTTGTTATTGGCTTGAATGGACTACATGACGGACTAAAAAATGAGGGCGATAGATGTCGGTAAAGCCATTAACCGTGACTGAAGTTAAGGGGATGAAACCACGTGAAAAGGACTATGCCGTTTATGATGGGTTCGGTTTATTGCTGAATGTGAGTAAAGCCGGTGGGAAAGTGTGGCGTTTCCGTTATAGCCATCCGATAACGAAGAAACGGCAGACATACACGATAGGACGTTTTCCTGAATTCTCACTCGCGGAAGCACGGGAAGTACGTGATGAACTTCGGCGAATGATTGCACGTGGAGTTGATCCAGTGACGGAGAAGAAAAATCGTAAAATTGAGATGTCACTAAAAAATCTACAGACATTTGAAGCTATTGCTAATGCATGGTTCGCTTTTAAAAAGGGATCTGAATTGCGGAAACCTACACTGTATAATATCGAATATGAAGTATACAAATATCTTGTTCCTTTCTTTGGTAAGTACAGTATAGAAAAAATTACAGCACCAGTAGCTATTAATGCTCTGGATGCCGTATCCGATAAGAATGCGTTGCAAAAAAAATTAATATCAAGATTAAATGAAATTATGAATTATGCTGTAAATTGTGGAGCATTGAAAGCAAATCCATTACTTAAGATAAAGACTGCATTCACAGGAAAGAAAAATAAATCATTAGCAGCACTACCTGTTGAAAGATTGCCTGAATTTCTGAGCTGGTGGGATAGTGTGCCTCATACCTATCAAATAGCTCATAATGCACTTTTATTCCAGATATTGACAATGGTCAGGCCAGGTGAGGCGATTAAAGCAGAGTGGTCAGAGATTGATTTTGATTCTGGCTTGTGGATTATCCCCGCGCATAAAATGAAATGCCATCGTGAACATGTTGTTCCCTTGTCATCACAGGCTATTAGTATCCTCAGAACAATGCAGGAAATAAAAAGAGGGCGTTATGTGTTTTTTTCCTCCAGAACAAAAGATGCGCCTATGGGGAGGAATACTATCAAGACCCCAATTGCTGCCAGCAAGTTCAAAGGGATTGTAACGTTACATGGTTTTCGTTCGATGTGGAGTACGCTTTTAAATGAGGAGGGATTTAACCCCGATGTAATCGAGGCTGCATTGGCGCATAAAAGTGGTGATAAAATAAGAGATATTTATAATAGAACTACTTATCTAGAACAGCGTAAGATCATGATGCAATGGGTCGGTGATTTTTTTGATGATGCGAGAAAAGGGGTAATTAATAGATCCGGTGGTATGAAAGGTTTAAGAGTAGTAAATGGTTGAGGAGGTTCAGCAAATGAATACCAATGAAGATATTTTATTTACTAAAGACGTAATGAAAATCTTGCGATATGGAGCAATGAGTGCATTCATCAATTTCTGGAAAGATGAGAATAATGGTTTTCCTCAGCCGTTCAGAATTGGACGACGACATACCTGGCACCGTAGAGATGTAGAAGCATGGTTAGATAAACAACGAGAACAGGCCAATCCCCACTAATAATATCTTTCATACCCCGCGTGCAATGCGGGGTTTTTTGTATGTGAGGTAAAAAAGAAATGAATAAAAATATTGCCGTGACGGGCAAGGGTGACGCACGTCATGTAAAAAAATTCTGTGATTTTCGTGATCTGGTCGTTCTGCGCTTTGATAGTGTGAACGTTCGCGTGGTGTATCTGAACGGTGATCCGTGGTTTGTTGCAAAGGATGTTTGTGTTGCTCTGGAAATAAGTAACTCACGCGATGCTCTAAAAGCACTAGATGCGGATGAAAAGAAAACCGTCGCTTTAAGCTACGGTATTCGAGGAAATCCAAATCATAGCCTCATTTCTGAATCCGGTTTTTACAAGCTGATCGCCAGAAGTCGGAAAGCTGTTACTCCTGGCACGTTCGCCCATCGTTTCAGTAACTGGGTATTCAGGAATGTGATACCAGGAATCAGAAAAACGGGGGCTTATGGTATCCCGTGGGGCGCATTACAGGACTTTTCTCGCCGTAAAGAGCAATATCAGTTAAGTGCCAGTCAGAAGGGGAGGGCGCTACAGGCATGTAAGCGCAAAAAACGTGAACTGGAGGAAGAAGAAAAAAGGCTGATACGTGAATATCAGCCTGAGTTTTACTTTGGTGAGCGTATTCAGTAACCACACGCGGTGCTGATTATACGGTACATCGTGTTAACCGAGAAGCTACCCACCAGCAAGGCAAAATCTTCTGCTAAAAAATGACATATGGCCCGTCGTCCGGAAAGCATGAAATTTTACAAAAATGGAAAATGAAGATTTTTATTGTGCTGGTGGGTAAAAACAAAAAGCGCCCCGTTGCCGGAGCGCCCTTGCGAACAATTAACCTGCTGCGAAAAAATTGGATCAGTGCAGGGGAATTATATCAACTGTGTGAAGAAGCGCCACAATTGCCGGATAACAGGCAAAGAAAAGGCCACCTGTCACGGTGGCCCTTCGACACAAATTTCGCGTTATCCCCAACGCATGAGCATCGCCGACAATGCCACATTTACGGCTGGTGGACAAGGCTATCAGCCAGGCGGTCGGTTTTTAGTGGCTTTTAACCGCCGTGGGTATTTATCGACAAAATCTTCAAGGGCAAATTTTTCTGGTGGCACTAAGCGCGGCGCTGGTGGTGGTATTTTTGTTCTGGTTAGTTCTTCCTCAACTCTGGCGCAGGCTTCTGACTGCCTTTGCCGGATGATTTCATCATCTTGCGTTTGCGTGTCTTGTATTGGTGATAGTGTGTTGTTGGTCATGATACTGCCCTGTAAAGCAATGCGCCGGAGTTCCTCACGCCACGGCGCTGATAGTTATTATTCTGATTCTTGGGTCTTGCGACGCTGGAGTTCTTCACGCGCGATGGTGACGAGTTGCCCGATCTCCTCGGCTGCTTTGACTCCGATTTTTTCCACCTGCGCCAGTGCATTGAGCGAAGAAATCAGGAGGTTTTCTCCGCTTCCTTCTGCCTGGCGGCGGGCGATTTCACCGCGCATGGCGGTTACTATGAATCCGGCGTTGCTTTCACCGTCCAGTTTTACGGATTCCATGCCTTCAATAACATCATGCGGGATCCGAGCTGTCAGTGATTGTGATTTTGCGTTTTTTGAACCTGTAGCCATCTGTAATCCTCTCAATGAAAGTGTAAGACAATATACACATAAAAAGTCTTACATAAAAGCATTGACATGTAAGCCACCTATAAATAAAGTTACTTACACCTTGTTAATGCAAGGTGCAGAAACGACGAAACCCCGCACTGTAGGAGCAGTAACGGGGCTTCTAACCACCAACGATAACGAGAGTATCGAGGTAGCTATGAGAAATCATACCACACACCCGCAAGGGCGGGACTCGCACAACCTGAATAAATACATTTGGCGTTTTATCGCCCTGAGCACTGCACAACCGCGCGTGATTACCATTGAGGCCACCAGCGAACAGGAAGCACGCCAGCAATCCCCGGCTGGCTGCGTGATGGTATTCGCTGCCCGTATTCGCCAGGGGGTAGGCTTATGAGCCAGGAAATCACACTACAACAGGCAGCAGAACGCGCCCACCAAATCGAAGTTATTTGCGCACTGGCAGAGGATTACCCTGGCATGATGACCGACAGCGAATCAGGGGCAATCATCGGCTTACTTAAACGCCTTAGCGGTGAGGTCTGCGTATTCCTGAGCGATGAACAGGAAAGAAGAACGCTTATTTCTAACGAAAAAAAATGCGGAGGGGTACA